GCATCGACAACCAGAAAACCGCCTTTAGGGTCGATATAAGCGTAAGTCTTGTTCGAGAAGGTGAAGGCTCTGGGCAGCAATTCAAAGATCAGCTCATCCTTGATTGCAGTGCGTTCTTTTTTGGATAGCTTACGTCCTTGTTGTTCTTCCTTTTCGTCAATTTCTTTTTGAACCATTTCGTTGACGACAGAAGAGGGGAGAACGCGTTCTTCTTTCTTACTGCACAGCATCATAAAGCCGTTTGATGCGTGTACCAGCTGTTCGGATGATTTGCCCAGCGGAGAAGTCCAGCCTAAACTAAATTCTTCATGACTTCCGCAGGGGCGGAAAGCCATTTGTCCCAGTTTTTCCTCCAGCTCTGCCGGAGTCAGCGCGAAGCCTTCCGTCAGCCTGAATATTGCTAAGTTTTTAAACCACATATTGATTCCTTTGTTGTCGAGTTTTTTAAAGCATCTATTTCAAAATGCTTTAAAAAAAGCCCCGGAGGTGCGCTGATCAAGATAGAAGCGTCCGGGTGAGTAGTTACTTTTTAAATTTGAAATATAAAACCAATCCGACAACAGCGATTAGCGCAATAGCATCAAGAAACAAACACATTACGCCGCGGCCTCAATGCCGTAGTCTTTAAGGTTCAAACCGAGACGCCGGCCAATTTCAATCAGCACGTCCAGTTCTTTTGGCTCAATTTCGCCGTCAGCTTCGGCGATTGAAATGGCAGTTACAAAAACTTCTTCAGCATCGCCAGCGTTTTCAGCGATGTCTTCAATTTCCTTGAGCATCTTGATTTTGCCCATGCGGAAATCTGTTTCAACGGTTGCCGAATACTTACTGACAAGGCGCTGTATTTCAGTTTTTTTGAATGACGACAAGCTGTCATTGTTCGAAAGCATCTTTTCCAGCTTCTCACTTTCCTTTTTTTCGATTTCGCCATCAGCGGCGGCGACCAGTACACTTGCCGCCACAATGGCTTCGAAAACATTTTGCTTGGCTATCGACTTTGCCGACTTACCAAGTTTGCTAAAAAATCCCATAAATCACTCCAGGTTAAAGTTAATCTTTGTAAAACGCCCGACTTGGACGCTTTAAAAAGACCCGGCATAATAGAATCGCCGGGTTAAGGTTATGACTGATACTGACTACGCCCGTCTTTTTTCGGTGCAAGCGGACACCGGTCATAGTTTCATCTTCAGGATTTGCATAAGTGACACACACATTTGCTGAATAGCCACTCTATGAATGGATATTCAGCAAGCGACTCTTTAAATCGCTTGCTAACGTGCTTCTGGTTTTAAGCAGATAACCACATGCATCTTGTTATGCAGTCACCGTTGTTCTTTGCAATATTTCCAATAAATGTCGTGCTGTTTTATTGTTTACACAATCGATTTTTTATCTTGGTATTACAGGTACTTTTCGGATTTTGTAGTTCGTTGTTATGGTGTTCGCCATAACCCCACACGTACCCATCCAGCTTGGTATATTTTCAAGATTGAGCGACTATCTAACGCAACAAGTGCGCAGTCTCGCTCTGCCAGTGGATCGGGATTTACCAGTTTGTTAAAGAGCATGGCATTGCTGCCCGGTTCGGTGACTCCGTGTCGTCGATCTGTTTTTTTAAAGAACCCTATTACTAAGGATCTTTAAAAAACCCACTCCGAAGAGTGGTAGCGTTTCAGAGGTAGCTGAAATATTTTTAAGCGCTTACAAAAGATTCGTAGCCGCCTTGAGTTCTGACTGCGTACACACCCCATCCATCCGAGATCTTTTCAAAAGCGATTCTTCTGGCGTGTCCCATGTCCCATGCTTCGATTGATAATGAAGATTCTTGTCCGCCTTGTAGCATTAAAAAATAAGTGTTCATGGTCTTAATCCTAGGTAGCTGAAATATTTTGGAGCGGTGATTTGTTTCGATGGCTAAAGTTTAGCAAAACGCTAAATTAAGTCAAATTAAATTTATAGCAAAATGCTAAATAATAGGTAAATATGCATATCTTGAATTTAATGTTTTGAAAAATAACGGCTATTTATTTTGAAATAAAACATAGAAGGGCGGCAATCGTTGCCGAAGAGCGCAGAATTTAAAATTTCAGGCAATAAAAAACCCGCTCATGGCGGGTTGGTTTTTTCATCTATAGGGAAAATCGGCTTAAGCCTGCCTTTCGGCATCGATATAATTCAGCAGCATCGATACCCACCATTATCATAATGAAATTATTAAAGCTAATTATGTGTTCCAGGCTTCCATCCTGTCATGACGTTTTTCTTGCAATGGTCACAGACAAGGCGCGTGCCATTAAGAGCAAGTTGCAAAAGAACCATTCTTTTATTGCGGGCGCATTCTGTGCAAATATAGGTAGGGTGATTTTCAGCTTCATGCTCAGGCTTAATTTTATAAACGAGCATTCCAGATTTGAGTTTGTGAAGAGCATAACGCGATATTTCTCTATCAAATTTTTCCTCGCTGGAGTTTTTTTCTCGCATCTCGGCTATTTGTTGCTTGAGAAGCACATTCTCGGTCTCAAGATCAGACAGTAATTTCTGGGCTAAATTTAATTTTGAATATACATCAGAAACAGCAACGTTTAATTCGTTATATTTTAAAAGCTCTTTATTGGCCTTAATAATGTCATGCGCAGTTTTTGCGGCCTGAATTGCAGCATTTATTTCTGTAAACATGTTTAGTTGTTAATGTAGGTAATTACTTCCGCCGTAGCTGAATGGATATTTTTTATTATGAATAATAGAGACGCTGAAAAAAAACTTATTGCTTTGAGTGGTGCCAGGATTCGACTTTGGTTAAGTAATCGCGAAGAAAAGTATGAGCAATTACAGAATCAGTTATTTCCTGATCATAAAATTGCTCAAAGTACATCAAATCTCGATCCGCCGAATGTAAGCGCTCGAAAGTCTTAATGACCTCTTTCAATTTATCAGAATGCGCAAATAACGCAGCTATAAGATGTTGGTGCGCTTCAAGCATTGCTTGCATTCGTCCAACTTGAACCTTTAAATCCTCAATCTCAGTCATAGTTAATTTTATTAGTAAGTAATTGCTTACGCCGTAGCTGATTCGACAAATTCAATAAAATAACACTTAAATTTCAAGCATATCTACGTTTTGGTAATGTCGACCACCAGAATACCCAGCCTATTACCTTTACGCTTTTTGCCTCTTCAAAAGATAGTGTTTCATCAGGCCACTCATCTCTGTTTTCACTTCTCAAGCGTAAAGCTCCGCCGGGCATTTTGTATAAGTACTTAACCCTTAATGAGCCATCGTGATCAATAGCGTACATTTCGCCATCAATAATATTAGTTGTTCCTTTGTCGATCCCTATGGCAGTGCCGTTGTGTAATTTTGGTTCCATGCTGTTTCCAGAAATAGTTGCACACGCGGCATTGCACTCAAGAACAGCCTGGTTCTTAAGCGTTGACTTCGCAAATCTTAATTTCATCCCACAATTTTCTATAACTTCGTGGCGACTTGATCCGGCAGCCAACTCAACTTCTCTAAAATATGGCAGCGCCACTTCATCGTCTCTCAGCGGCGTGCTGCCATCCCATAATTCTAATTCACCGAGCACATAATTAGGGGTAGGGCTTGGTAGTTCTATTCGAGTTGTCGTGCTATCGATGTAGTCAGCCAAGTCTTCGTGCATTACATCCATCCATCCAATATCTTTACCGACAGCCTGTTCTATTTTTCGTGCCAGCGCTAAGCCAATATTCCTTTTGCTTTTCTCGCTAAAAATTTGGCTCATATATGAAGGGTCTGTGCCTATTTTTTCGGCAAACTTACCCTTATCAAGCCCAGATTCTTTTCTAAGGATCTCGTAATTTATTTTTCTGATTTCGTTAATTGTCAGTTCCATTTTTTTTATTTAAACAGTAATTAGCAAATTGATAAATGTACATAACGCTAAAATTAATCTTGAATAAAAATTAGCATTACGCTAAAGTTACAAACATGGATATGAAAACTTTTGTCAAAACGACACCGAAGCCAGAAAGAGAGCGAATCGCCGAGATCGCAGGGACAACCGATGCGTATTTACAGCAATTAGCTGGTGGGCATCGAAAACCCAGTGCATTACTGGCTAAGCGCCTTGAAAAAGCTTCGGATAAAAAACTTACTCGAGCCGAATTACTTCCTGAAGAGTTCGGAGAATAAACAATCACACCCCGGTCCGAACAATGAACAATATTTCACGCGAAAAACCAATTGATTACGAAAAATTGAGCGAAGGACTCTGTGAAGCCCGTAATAGCTCTCTTGAGATGTTTTCTCGCTCAATTCGCGACCAATTCAACAAAAAAGGAAAAGCCATGCCTAGCCCAAATATGTCAAACACGAAGAAAGACCACGTTGGCTTGATATACCAGCATGTTGCTAGCCACGTTATGACACATAGCTGCGTCCATATAGATGAAAAGGGCGCTAGCACCATGCTAATTCCATCGGCAGATGAAATTGCTGAGAAATTATGCTCAGCATTTGAAAAGCTCAACGACCGCGTAAAAGAGTGGTGAGATCTTTGATTTCTCTGGTAAGTGCCATAACGATTCCTTTTTTTGATGCTAATGGGTCTTCCTGAATGGATATGGCTTTTAAACATAGCGGGCAAGAGTACGCGGCGAGTTTTATTTTCTCTGCTACTGATTGGAAAGCTTTTCCGCAATGAGGACAATTTATGTTTTCCATGGTTTTACCCCTGTGTTGGTTGATAAATGTGAGAGTTTTAATTCTAACATTGGGGGTAATTTTTAAAGTAAAAAATGGAGGGTACATAACCCCCATTATGAATCGTGCGCCTAATTTTAGAGGCACCCGGCGGGCAATAGAATCCGCATAACTACTTAGGCCGGTAGCTTAACCGGTAAAAGCACCCCGCTCATAACGGGGAGCTTATTTGCAACAAAAATAAATATGAAGCACTGTAATCGCTGCGACACAACTTTATCTAAAGATAGTTTTGGAAAGAATATATCTAACAGTGACGGACTCCAATCGCAATGCAAGCAATGCAGAAAACATGTAAATAATGAGCAATATGCTAATAATCCTAATCGCAGAGCAAACATAAGAAGAAACCAAGATAAATTTTATAAAGAATCAAGAGATTACGTTAATAGCATTAAGGATGTTAGTTCATGTGCTGTATGTGGAGAAAATGCTAATTGCGCATTGGATTTTCATCATTTTGATAATAATAAAGAATTTGGAGTTTCTGAGAATATAGGTAGATTCAGTTTAACCAGGTTAAAAGTAGAAATATCAAAATGCATAATTCTGTGCGCAAATTGCCATAGGAAAGTACATGCAAGATTACTGATTTTATAGTCGGTTCGACACCGACACGGCCTACCAGATCACCCGATTGCACAGCGGGTTAATACTGCGCAGCTTGTTTTACTTTCCTGGGTTTTGCCCCGAGCAATCGGCGGGGCTTTTTTTAGACGGATTAATTTTAACAAAAAAGAGGAAGAATCTATGCGAGATCAGCCGCAGTCAGGTCAAGTTTATTCATTGACTCAGGTTATTAGGGGGCATTTGCAGAAACTGCAACATGATACTGGCATCACGATAAGTGCCTTTGTTAGTAATGTGCGTAAACATTACGAAGACACCTATTTGCTTAATTCCCAATCCATCGAATGGAGTCAATTTTCTGACCCCTACATTCGCATGACGCGTGATGCCGAAAAGTTTAACCGCTGGCTCGGTGACGACATGCTTAAGCAGCTGCCGATTGATTTGCTTGAATCAATTGTCGCCGCTTTCCCGCCCGATCGCCGGTTTCGGCTTCAAATAGAACTGTCCGGTAGGCAGGGCATGATGGCTATCCCAATGCCGACCGGAAACCCGTATGAAGACTGTGTTTTTCTTGGAAAAATCGCAAAGCAAACCGGGGAAGCCATTATTGCCATTTCCCCGTTGCTTGAGGACGGCGCCATTGATAGCCGTGATAAAGCCAAAGCGCCGTCTGCGATTGCTGAACTTGATGAGGCTATTGCCGTGATGTTTGCAATGAAGGCCATTATCGAAAGGAAAGCGCTTGGGAAGCCATCGTTTGTCATCATGGGAGTCGACCTCATGACTCCACCAAAAGCGGACCCAACAAAAATCGATTAAGGGTGTTGATCATCATGCCAAATTCAAAAGTCGAGCAGTGGCTAATTGACAATCCTGATGTGTCTTTTAATTACGAAAATTTAGTTAAATTGATGAGGTCGAAAGGGAGTGTTGAGTGCGTTATAGAGATTAATGGAAGAAGCCAATTAGCCCGCGCTGAATACACAAAAACACCTTGGGTCACCACATTTAATATCGTGACAGATGAGGTGCAATTTACTCATTCGTCATTCAATCAATTCATTAATTTCTGCGAAGAAAGCAATGTCCTTTTCAGCAAGCAAGACTTTCTCGAAAGTACCAGAAAAATGCTCGAAATCGCGAAGAACGCTGCTCAATTTAAAGCTGTCTCGGTGCCGTTGAATACGCCGCAGGATGTTGAGGCATTGCTGGCGTTGATGGATCGAGCAAATGCAGTTAGTCCGCTGTGATGACTGCACTCTTTTTATTCCAAACAACATTACTCCGACAGGACTTGGGGATTGCCGGGTATATCGGCACTATTTAGAAAAGGGCGTTAAGGGCGCTGATATGGACGCGCTACTAAGAAGGCTAGGTAACAAGCCTGATATTGTTTTACGTACTTATTACCCGCTGTTCTGGGCTACTACGTTGATAGATAGAAAGTGCGAAAAATATAAACAAATCAGTTATCCGGAATTACCGGATAACTCAAACGATTAACAGTTCTCAGTTGCTCGAAATTTTAGAGTAACTGATTTGATTAACAGTTTTAAACCCGATACCGGCCTAGTCTGGCCAGACAAAAAGCGTTTCCTTCGTGCGCTGGCCGGTATCAACTTTTAACGAAGACTAACGAAAGGAAAGAATAATCATGGCAAAGGTATTGTGGGAGTCACAGAAGGAGCTAGAGGATTATGTTTTTAATTTTATTATTAAAAATTCACAAAATCCTATTAACGGAAATAGTGTAGATGGAGTTTATCGGCAGGTTGAACTTGGATCTTATGGAATTGCAGATTTAATTACTTTCTCTTATGAAAATCATTTTTTATATATATCCATAATTGAGCTAAAGAAAGAAGTCATTGATATAAAAACAATGGCTCAGCTTTCAAGATACCACAAGGCGGTTTCAAAATATTTTGAAAAATATCATCCTGAATGCAGCATTAGAATCAGTCTTTTAGCTGTTTCTACCGATATAAATCAAAATGATGATTCAGTATGGTTAAGTGATTATCTATTCATTAATAACGATTTTGATGTTTTTTTATGTGACTTTGATCTTGATTCTGGGGTTAGTTTTTCTAGGACCGGACGATGGTATAAAAAAAATGAAGAATTCGATAAATTTAATAAAACGATAGGACAGATTGAAGTAAATTCGTTTATGTCCTTTGGTGAAGCGGCCGTTAAGGCCGACACTGAAATATCAAAAATATTTAGTGATAACAATGGCTAGAATCAGGACAGTTAAGCCTGAATTATTCAGGCATGAGGATCTGTTCGAGCTTGAGCAAACATCTAGGCTTCCTGTGCGGCTTTCTTTTATTGCTTTGTTTACCGCATGCGATAGAGAGGGTCGGTTCAAATGGAGGTCAAGGCAATTAAAACTAGATTGTCTTCCTTATGATGAAGTTGATTTTTCACGCGTGCTTGACGCGTTAGCAACAGGCGGATTTGTTGTGAAGTATTCCGTTTTAGGCGTTGATTACGGAGTTATTCCATCATTCAAGAGCCATCAAATCATTAATAACAGGGAATCTGAAAGTGTATTGCCATCACCACCTGAATTACTTGGTGAAAAGCTTATAAAGCCAGAAAATTTGGCACCATTAGAGCCATTAATTGATGACAAACCACGCGTAGATGACGCGTGCGGCACGCCCCTTAATCTAGATCAAGGGGAAAGGGAAGGGAAGGGAAGGGAAAAGGAAGGGGAAAAGGAAGGGGAAAAGAATACTCCTAATCACAATGCGGAAAAATTCGATGAAGACAAAATTCCGCAAACTACTGGCGAGTGGATGGAGTTCTTTGTCAACCAACATGGCTTTCAATTTCACGAAGTCCAGACTGCAAAAACTATCCCGATGTATGCCGACTGGGTTAAGCGAGAAATCAGCATCGGCATTGTTGAATCCGCTATCAATGCCACGGCAAGCTGGCTTGAGCGAAGGGGAGAAAAGGGCAAGCCCGATAATCCGGGTATTTATGAAAAATTCGTAAACACAATAATCAACGAACAATCCAGATTGGAGCTAAAAAATGAACGCAGCCCGACAAGAAATCAAAAGCCCAAGGTCGATTCGGTGTTTTCTGAAAAATATGCCGGAATCGGGTCCATCCCTTAGCTCAGAAGAGCTCATGCTACAGGCGGCTGAGATAAGCAGGGAAGCAGCCGAAAAACTGGCGGAAGAGCGTCAAGCTATGCGCCAAAGTAGAGCTGAAGGACTTATGAGCAGAACTGCGATTCCGGCTCGATACAGGGATGCAGACTTGATGCCAAAGACTTCTGCGCAGGTAAAGGCGTATGCAGAAGGGAAGGCTTTTGTTGACGGATTTCAAGACAGACTGAAAACGGGTGCAGGCATGGTGATATGGGGAGATGTGGGTACCGGGAAGACGCATATGGCTTGCGCTATAGCCAATGCACTTATCGCCCAATTGCGTCCGGCGCTTTACTGCACGGCGCTTGAAGCGATTATGTTAGTTAAATCGACCTGGAAGCGCACTGCTGGCATGTCGGAGTATGACGTATACGGGCGATTCGGAGAGCCGCAATTGCTAATCATCGATGAAATTGGGGTTCAGTGCGGAACTGATTTCGAGCGCATGGTGCTGACAAGTATCGCGGATATTCGGAGCCGTAATTGCCTACCTACAATCATTATCTCGAACCTTAACCCAGAGGAAATGTACGGTGTTTTAGGCGAGAGAATGTTTGATCGCTTAGTTGGGTTTGGAGCGAATATTACTCACATGCCTGGGCGGTCATTGCGGTTACGTGCAGTTTGATGAGGTATTTATCTCTGTTCAGCGGCATTGAGTCCGCAACAATGGCTTGGCACGATCTTAACTGGGAGCCGGTGGCGTTCGCAGAAATTGAGCCATTCCCTTGTGCGGTGCTTGCTCATCACTACCCGGATGTACCCAATCTCGGTGATGTTACAAAAATAACAGAAGAGCAAATCAAGTCATTGGGGGAAATCGACTTAGTTGTGTTTGGTTCGCCATGTACCGATTTATCAATTGCAGGAAAACGAGCAGGATTTAAAGATGCAGACGGCAACGACACGCGCAGCGGCTTATTCACCACAGCAATTAGAATTATTCGATGGGCAAGGAAAAATAACGGATGTCGTTTTGCATTATGGGAAAACGTCCCCGGCGCTTTCAGTTCCAACAAAGGAGCAGACTTTGCGCGAGTGGTTAGCGAAATGGCAGGACTCGACGACGTTGCAGCCCCCAAAAACGGTTGGGGCACAGAAGGCGCAGCGGTTGGCGACAATGGAATGCTCGAGTGGGCTTGTTTGGACGCGCAATGGTCCGGACTGGCGCAGCGGCGCAAGCGCGTGTTCGCTCTCGTCGATTTTGGAGACTGGGCCAGTAGACCGCCGATACTACTTGAGCGCCACAGCTTGCGCGGGGATACTCCGCCGAGCCGAGAAACGGGGCAAGGAGTTACCTATGATGTTGCACCATGCCTTACAAGCAGTGGCAGAGGGGTTGAGCGAGCAGGGGATACTAGAGGACAAGATCCGGTAGTGGCCGTAGCTTTGCGCGGAAGAAATGGCGGAGCAACAGCAGAGCTTGGTGATGATGTTGGGTTTGCTCTTCGCGCTTCAGGCGGGGGAGGCGATAAGCCGCATGTGTTGTGTTTTGGTGGAAATAACACCAGTGGTCCTGTAGAGGTTTCGTCAACTCTTAACGCACATGGTGTTCGACTTGATTTTGAGTCTGAATTATTTATTGCTCAACAAGATTCTTATCACAACCTCCCTGGTCCCGACGTATCGGGATGCCTTAACTCAAGCATGGGTAATGGCAAGAATGGACAGGATACTGGCTTGCTGGTACCTGTGCCATATCACTCAACCGGCACCGGATATTGGCAGGAAGGTTTCGGCACTCTAAGAGCGCGGGCTCAGGACAGTCATGAGAACTTAATAGCTTTTTCGTGCAAAGACAGCGGCGCGGATGCTGGGGCAATAAGTCCAACTTTGCGTAGCATGAATAGCGTAAACAGCAATCAAAATGCGGGTGGTCAAGTAGCAATTGCCCTGCAAACCGATGTAACGCCAAAAGCAAGCGTGGAGTTAGCATTTACACTTAAATTGCCGAGTAAAACCGGTGGTGGTCAGCCAGCAGCTGTAATGGCTCCGGATATGGTGGTCCGCAGATTAACGGCAAGGGAGTGCGAGAGATTGATGGGTTTTCCTGACGATTTCACATTGATTTCTGTTCGCGGCAAGCCAGCAGCAGATGGGCCAAGGTACAAGGCTTTGGGAAATAGTATGGCGGTATCGGTTATGGCTTATATCGGCCGGCAGATAATTCGGTGCTTATAGAGTCATCAGCATTCAGCACTATCAAGTCAATTTTGTAATCAGTAATCAGGAAAGCACTAATGAGCAATTTAAGTTTGATTGGAAATAAAACAATGTCCAGTGTTGAGCCGGTGAAAACATTACTCGATATTGTGAAAGTAGGTTTAGTCGAGTCTGGATTTGATGGGCTTTTTAATGAATGCGGTGAGTGCGGGTGTGAGGTTTCAGATCTTGCGCCGGGTGACAAATGTTTTAACGAAGATTGTATTCCAGCTTACAAGCACACTCACTCAAGCAGTAAAGATTTTATCATGAGTACAAAAAAAGAAGGTTTTACCGACGCGGATATAGAGGGCGTATTGAATGAAAGCTCTATTTGAAACCCTACAAATAGCCGTTGTGATAGCTATTTGCATGTTTGGATTATTCGCGGTGTTGTGCGTAACAGCACCAAAGCCGCCTATCTCAAGTGGAATTGATTGATGGCACTGGAGATATTTTTCAGAAAACTCTATGACAAGCTGGTACCCGCTGATGAATACCAGCTGGAGCTTATGGAAAGCTTGAAAATGAACGGCGAGTACAAGGCTGTTTTAACCCAGCCGCGCAATTATCTATTTCATAAGAAATTCTTTAAGTTTTTAAATAAGTGCTATCAAAACTATGAGCAGCCGGAAGTTTTTTATCAGGACATTAGGGTGTTTAAAAGTTTTGATCGGTTTCGCGATGAAATCATCATTGCTTGCGGGTATTGGGAATTGGGTCTTGATAAGAGAAACAGAGTTATCCAGGTAGCTAAGTCAATCAGCTTTGCAAAGATGGATCAGGTTCAATTTGAGCAACTTTTCAGCAAAGCCATTGACGTTATTTTAGCTGATTATTTGCCGAACTATGGGCGTGAAGATATGGATGCGCTGGTTGCTGAGATTTTGAGGTTTTCGTGATGAGCACAGCAACGGAAAAACGGCACATGGGAAGGGTCGCCGCGCTTGGCTGTTTGATTTGCCAGCAGCCAGCCAATGTGCATCACATTCGCACAGAGCGGATCAAGAGCGATTTCCTGGTGATACCGCTTTGCAGAGAGCACCACCAAGGGGATTTTAGTATTCACATGAGTAAGCGTCAGTTTGAGGGTGTTTACGGCTCTGAGTTACATCTTTTGGCTCAGACGATAGAGAGATTAACAAAAATATGAATTTGACATGCGCCTGTAACCACGGCTATCCTTTACTCACTGCCCCACATTGGGCAGGCGGGTTTTTGCAGGCTCGGTTGGAACTGGCGCAAAGAAGATATGCGTCAACAGGCGTATGTCTTTTTTTATGCCCTCACTTTTTATGGTGGGCGGCGTATTTGGGAGGCGAAAGCCTGGCGGCCAGTTCCCGCTCTGCAAACCCGGATATGTTGTCCACCGCCCAAGTTTTTGCAGGCTTGTTCGGTGGCTTTAATTCACTGAACTGGAGTCTGAAAATGAATAACCAATCCCAAGTTACGCCCGTAATCCGCGTAGAAAACACCGACATCCCCGTAACCGTTTACCAAGCAGATATTGACAGCCCGCAAAAACCGGATGATACTGACCGCACTACAACGTTAAGCGGCCAACCGCACCCGACAGCCTTTGCGGTTTTTTTACGCCCAAAATTTCATTATGGGCGGGACGATAGGCCAAAATACAAGACCTTCGGGGAATATGCCAGCCGTCTTAACGCGGTAGTTGAGTCCCGCCTTCCCACTACTAATGGGAAGGTTTTCAAACTAAACGTTAAGGAGACCTTCAATGGTTGCTCAATCTAGTCACACCCAAAATCCGTCCACCGTTTGCGTGGAAAATATCCAAATTCCGGTTGTTGTTTATCAAGATGCTCGTGTAATTACCACGGACTTGCTTGCTCAGGTCTATGGTTCAGAATCAAGACGTATAACAGAAAATTTCACTCGCAATCAAGACCGCTTTGAAGTGGGCAAGCACTATTTCAAACTAGAAGGCGAAGAACTAACACGCTTTAAGCGTAGTAGTCCGCAAATCTCAAAACAAGCTCGTCATTTAATCCTTTGGACCGAACGCGGCGCAGCCCGCCACGCCAAGATGCTCGACACCGACCAAGCCTGGGACGTGTTCGACAAACTGGAGTCGGCTTACTTCGAGCCGACAAAAGCGCTACCCACACAGGAACCCGCCAAGCTGCCGCCTGCCGACGACCTCCCTCCCGACGTTTTAGCGGTGATTGACCACCGCGCAATGGCGATGTCTATCCGGCACTATGACAAATACAGACAAGAATTGCGCAAGGCGATCAAAAGCTGGGGGCAACATCTGACCGGGCAAATGCTGGTCGAATTCGTCAAAACCATCGAGATGAAGGACAGCCAGCTGGTTATCGTCCACAGTGACACGTTGTGGCGGCTGTCCACCCGGCTGTCCACGCTGGAAGTCGTGCAACGCGAAGCGCTGGATGCCGTGCATACGCTGGAGCAAGAAACAGGAAGGTCCTGGTACGGAAGGTAAGGAATATTAACGGCCAGGGATGGCTATATGAAAACAGTTTAAATAGTTTGTCAAGTAATTAATTTTAAAGGATAAGTTGTATAATATTGGCTTAAAAATAAAGGATAAAACATGCTCAATAAAGTTATGTTAATTGGCCGATTGGGAGCTGATCCCGAAGTTCGCTACATGCCGAGCGGCGGAGCCGTTACCACAATTCGCATGGCAACGTCGAGGCGCTGGAAAGATAAGCAATCGGGTGAGCGCCGCGAAGAAACCGAATGGCATAGGGTGGTGTTTTATAATCGTTTGGCTGAAATTGCCGGCGAGTATTTAAAAAAAGGCAGTCAGGCTTATGTTGAGGGGCGTATTCGCACTCAGAAATGGCAAGGTCAAGACGGTCAGGATCGCTACACCACGGAAATCATTGCCGATACCATGAATATGCTGGATAGCCGCAGCGGCGGCACTTCCGAGTTTGGCGGCGAACAGCCGCAGGGCGGATATTCCGCTCCCGCATCAAGACCGGACAACCCGCCCCAGCCATCGGCGCCGCAAAGCAGTTCCGGCTCCATGCCGCCGCCACCGCCAAATTATGACGATTTTGATGATGATATCCCGTTCTAGAGGTCACCTAGCATGGTTCTTTTAATGGTTTTTATATGGGCGGCTCTTAGTAATCATTGGATGGTTGCTTTGGCGCTGCTTTATTGCATGCTGACATATTAATATGACTAAAGTTATCGGCATTGACCCAGGCAAGACAACTGGTTTCGCTCTTTGCATTGATGGTCAGTTGACGCATGTTATACCTACTGATTTCTGGGGGTGTATTAGGCTGATTGATGATTGCCCGGATGCAACTATAGTTGTCGAACTGCCATTAACAAAGCACGTTTGGCACAACGGCGCTACATCAAAGAGAGCAGTACAGCGTACTGGCGTCAATGTTGGGTCGTGTATCCGGGAGGCCGAATTGATAGTCGAGTATCTTCAAAAAAATGGCCGCAACTACATTACTCAAAAACCCAAAGGAAAATTAAATGCTGAGTCATTTAAAAAAATAACTGGATGGAAAGGACCGACAAACCAGCATGCAAGAGATGCAGCGATGCTGTGCTTTGGGTTAAAAAATTTAAATAAAGTACAGGTGAGTCAATGATCGATCAGAATGAGTTCGCGCATAACGGCGTGGCCTATGTGGCCGAATCATCGCCATCGGTAGGCAGTGTATGTTTTGGCTGTGCATTTTTTGATTATGGTTGCTTTTCGCCTGTAGTTGATAGTTATTCGTGTAGATCAAGCGTTAGAACCGATAAGCGCGACATAATCTGGAAAAGAAAGCTTGGTGCTCATGAGTAACGATCTTGACACGCATTGGTTCAGGGCTAAGTGCGATGCCAACTATATCCCTGCAAATGCCGACAAAGAGCACGACTTTATCGAGCGTGTTGGCATGAAGAATGATAGCGGCACTAGCTTAGAGGATTCGAGAAACGAAGCTTGGAAGGAGTGTTTTGCATGAGCAGGGTTATAGTTATTGGAACTGGCATATCTGCGAACGTAAGAGCTTTGATGTTGGCTAAATTATCGCTTATTTGCATAGTTCAAGAGCAAACCAAAATTGATAGCGAGGTTGGGGCACCGGTGATTATTAGGTGTTTTGATCATCATGACATCGATGCTTCATCTTTTATCAAAAAAAAACACTGTGATGGCCGTGGTTCGTGGCCCGATACTCGAAAAAGACATAATTCCAGGAAAAAATGATAGAAACAATAATTGTATTAACCGGTACGGCTGTACTGGTTTATTTTTGGGTTAAGGAGTGGTTGAGTGAGCATGAAGCCAAAAATTAAAAAGCAGTACGGCAGCTGGGTATGTGTGTGCGATATGGGCATTATTGGGGAAGGCGACATACCGATAATCGCGTTTCTTGATTGGCAGTTAAAGCGTAAAAAACAAAGGTAAAACAATTTCTGGTTTATTAAAGGAACTTAATCTGCTTATGGTAAGTCAATCCGTTATTGATGATGTAAATGAAACCGTTCAGTTGATTATTGCTGATATGGTTATTGCAAGTGGCGATGATAACAGAGAGTATTTTGAACGACGTTTTTACCGGGAGCCAGGTATTTACCGGTTACCGGAACCAATACAGCCGATCATGGTTGATATGGCGCGAAAGATGGGTACCGTACCGGCAATCAAAGCCATGCAACGGGCTTTTACAGCGCATGGCTGCTATTTAAAGCCTGATGGCATTATTGGGCCGATCACTGTTTCGGTGTCAAACCTGATGTACCCGGTTTACGGACAACAAGTAAAAGATGCATTGGTAAAGGAAGTCGTTGAATTTTATGCCCGCAGGTCCGATAAAAAAACAGCTCATAAGCCAATTCTGGATAACCGGATTACCGCGGCATCGTTGAGGGCTGAGCAGGTCGAAATGGTGAAGGTCATGGGGTCAAGATTCAAGGAAGCCCGTGAGATTTGCAATATGTCGCAGATATTGGCCGCCAAGGAACTGGGTTACTCAAACTCATCGAAGCTGGCCAAGATCGAGGGTAGCACTGACACCATTTCAGTGCCGCTATGGGTAATACGCCGAGCGGCCAGGTTGTACGATGTATCTATTGATTTCTTATTCGGGGAAACCGACGACTGGGAGCGGGATATAACCGCTTCCCGGCAGAACAATGTTGCGCGCTGGCTGGTTGAGTACGGAAAACAGGCTGACGCGGCCAAGATAAGCGCCTTCCTGGTTCTAAACAATAAGCTTTCAGCGCTGGAAAAGGCGGTCGATGTAGCGGTTAAGCGGTCAAATGAGAATTTAACTGTGTTGCGGCGCATTCAAGAGCTGAACCCGGAATTTGATGAGCTGAAGGGTGGTTCCAAGCTTGTATTATGTGCTCAAGAGTCAGTGGTTGATGCAAATAAGGCGATGGCCGAGCTTAAGCGGTTTCATTGTTTGATTGAGGCTTCTCATTCAAATGGGGTTGTGTTGTTCAAGAACGTGGATCTTTTTGATTATAAGGATGATGGGTTTGATTACTAAGGTTTGTTTTTAATGGCACGGCTAACTAAACAGCAATGGTCCGATGCCCGCAAGGTATGGGAACTTGACCCGCGTGAAGGCCATCAGTGGCTTGCCGATGATTTGATTGGTAAGGGCTTTGATGTAAACCGGGTAGCCATTGCCAAGGCTGCAAAAAGACAGGAATGGGCTAAGGTCACTCAGGGCGAAAAAGTCACTGAAAGCGTCACTCAAAAAGTCACTCAGAGTGACAAAAAGTCACTTAAAAAAGTTACTACTAAAAAAACAAAAACGGTACCAGTTATTACCGATGCGGTGTGGGAAGAGGTAGATGAAAAGACCGAGCGATTGCATGGGAATTCTCTTTATAAACATGAATATGCTGAGCAAGTTTATAAGTTGTGCTTGTTGAGTGCTACTGATGTTGAGATAGCAGACTTTTTTAGAGTGTCTGAGCAAACAATTAACAACTGGAAGCATGGTTATCCCGATTTCCTTGAGTCCCTGCACCGTGGCAAGCTCATGGCTGATGCCAATGTAACGGACAGGCTTTATCAGCGAGCTATGGGCTATTCGCATGCTGATGAAAAGATATTTAATAACATGGGTGAGATTGTCAGGGCTGAAACCATTAAACACTATCCTCCCGACACTGGCGCTATAAAGTTATGGTTGTTCAATCGTCGACCTAAAGATTGGAAAGCCAACGTTGAGGCTCCTATTGAAATCAATCTGAATGTATTCCCAGCAAAAGAAGTGCTGGATGGTATTTATGAAAAAGCGCTTGAAGAAGCAGCCAAGCGTGATCAAAAGCTAATCGGCAGGCGTGAGCGGCTGGGTATATTGATCGAGCACGATTAATGTCCGATAAGCGCGTACTACTTCCTGAAGATCCGCGATGGCTTCCGTTTTGCGAGCGATACGCGGGCGACTTGGAAAAGTTCGCCATTGAAGTGCAGGGGGTTATTCCATCCTCGCAACAAGTTGAGTTATTTGCAAGTGTTTCGCCGTCACGGTCACGCACGTCGGTGGCTTCTGGTCATGGGACTGGAAAAACCTTTTCAATCGCCAATATCGTACTTTGGCATCTTCTCTGTTACCCGATGTCCGTAACATTGCTCACGGCAAACGACATGGACCAGCTGAAGGTAACGGTATGGAAAGAAATTGGCATAGCACTGGAGCGTATCAGGCGAGGGCCGCATGGATGGATTGCCGAGCACGTTGATATTTTAGCCGACGCTACGTGCCGTGTTGTTGGTTTTGAGGCGGTATGGTTTGTAGAATCTAAGACAGCCAATGAAAAGACTGCAAACAAGATGGCCGGGCGCCACGGCGAATGGCTGTTAATTATCGGCGACGAAGCATCCTCATTGCCCGAGATTGTGCTGACAACGCTCTCAGGAGCACTTACTGAGCAGCACAACCGGATGATGTTGACCAGTCAGCCGACCCGTAACGCCGGTTTTTTCTACCGAACACACAATGACCTTTCAAGCAATAACGGCGGCGAATGGACATCGTTAGTATTTGATTCGTTTGATTCTCCGTTTGTTAGCGATGAGTCGCTTATGGAACTGTGGAATCAGTACGAGGATGACGAGCGTAATGTCAGGTTGCTTGGCCGGTTTCCACAGGATTCATCAAAGCACATGATGAGCCGGGCTGTTGCTGAGTCAATGTACACGCGAGGCCGTATTATTCAAGATAATGAGAATTACGGCTGGCTTTCCCTGGGTGATATTGCGTCTGGTGAGGGGTTACGCGATAAGTCGGCAAACGTCATCGCAAAGGTTGTCGGTTATGGCGATATTGGCCCGGATGCGCGGCGGGTAGAGGTCGTCATCATCCCGCTGTTGACCAATAAAATACGCTCAAATCAGTTTGCGTGGTCAATGGTCGACAATGGTTCTGATTTTCATAATATTACCTATACGGTTGACTCGGGTGGTCTTGGTATTAATGTGTGCCAGGATCTCGAAGATGCCGATAAGGTTGTTCACCGGGTCAACTGGGGCAATCCTTGTTTCAAGAAAAGCAATAAGGATCGATACCTTAATCTTAGGGCTCAAGCCATGCACCAAGCGGCTAGGGCGGCTAAAGAGGGGCGTTTATCTGTACTGACTGTTGATTTTAAGAACGTAATGCTGGATCAGTCATCGCGCATACCGAAAGACTTTACCGATAAGGGGCGTATTCGAGTGCCGCCCAAGGGATCTAAAGAATGGGATGGCCTGGGCAGTCCGGATTTGTGGGACGCAGTGTGCTTTGCGTTTCTTGAGAACGTAAATTACATGGTTTGTGAGAGCGATAAAGGCGGAGATGGGATTACGGCAGCCGACACAGCCAAGGCCGAGGCCGCGAATATGTTTGCTGATGTGGCTTAATTTGACAACTGCTATAGGTGCGGCTATGCTTTGTCTCGGAGTCTCGAAATCTCCTCTCAAAGCGGAACCCGCACCCGAAAGACCATGCGGTATTTTTTTGCCTTGCATTTTTCAGATTATCGATCAATGTTGGGGATAGGCTAATACAAGACCCGAAAGGGAAATAGGCCTGACTGTCTTTGAGCAGTTTCGAGTCCCCGACACCAAACGGAATAGGGGGTATATGGATAATCCACATACCCCTTTAATAATCGAAAATAACTCAAGGAACCATCATGACCACTCAAACATTAACCATCAATTTCCACGGCACTGATTTATTCATCGTTGAACACGACGGACAGCCTTATACTCCAATGAAAACCATCGTTGAAGGAATGGGTTTAAATTGGGCAAGTCAGTTTGTAAAACTGAAATCAAATGAACAAAGATGGGGTATTGTGAAAATCGCAATCCCCACCCTTGGCGACATGCAAGAGGCTATATGTATGCCTTTGCGCAAACTAGCTGGGTGGCTATCAACAATCAGCCCAAACAAGGTTAAGGCAGATTTACGCGATACCATTATCTATTATCAAAATGAATGCGATGATGTCTTATGGAATCACTGGACAAAAGAACATGTTCAATACGGCCTAAAACAACTCCCAGAACCTAAAACCAAAAAAGCCCTGCCCGGCGGACTGACTCTTGAAATGCAGGACGAAATCAAAGCTCTGATCAAAGAGCGCGTCGAAATGCTACCGCAAGAGAAATGGCGTGGTGCATCAATGCAGCTTTGGGGTAGCATTAAAAAGAAATTCAGCTTAACCAAAGAGCAATCTTACAAAGATTTATCGCCAGAGCATTATGCCAGCTGCCTTTCCATGCTTACCAGATTGGAGCTAAAAGGCGACCCACTACTTCACGTCACGCCGCTGGAACTTGCCGCCCTGGTAGATGAGCGGGTTAAGGCGATTGAGGGCGAATTATTGCCCAAAACAAAGCCCGTGCAATACAACAGCATCACACTAAACCTTGTACCGATTACCGACGGCAAGATGAAGCGCTTTATGGTAACTCAACATCCTGAGGGTGGGATGGATTTTTGGGCGGTCGGTGACGATAAGAAAATCATGACCGACGAGCAAATGATCTTGCATTTACAAAATAATAATTATGTCGTTGTCGAGCGCACACCCGGCGGCATGACCCGTATGGTTGCGCACTATTTGCCTCATCAGGTCTTGCCGGTTCTATTACGAGCTATTGGTGAGCGAATTGAAAGAACTGAAACGGGTAAATTGCAGGCTTAATTGCCGAGTGCCATCAAGCCAAGGATGGCGTACTCGGAAAACGCCAAAAATCATTAATCCAAATCCAATTAACCTATCCGCTCATTGTAAAAAAAATGAATTAGTTAATTTTAGGAGACATATCTTGAAGAAAATACCTTATCTTGTTGCACTCATGATTGCGTTTTTTGTTAGCTTGGCTGCTCCAGTAGCCGCTATGGCTGATACCGAAACCGGCTGGGTGGCGCAACATCAAAGTAATGAGGTTTCGGCCATTTACGCTGAGCCGGTTATCTTGCATGCAAATCGAAGCGGTATCACAGATACTGTTTTGGATTTTTATGCTGTATTGCCTAACGATAGAGGCTATTCTCGACCGAGTTCAGATCAGGTTATGGGTTATAACGGCAAGGCTGTTGTGGCTGGTTACAAAGATCGACCGGGTTGGTAAATGTAGTTTTGACCAACACAAAAAGCCCCTTGCATGAAGAATGTTAAGGGGCTTTTTTATTGCCCGGCGCATTCGGAAAACCGCAAATAAATAGGCAATTTACCCGCCTATCATTGCCCTGACAGTTTTTAATAGGGTAATGCCATGCCAAAGTCAATCGTACAGCCACCGCTGATAACCTACAACCTGAATGACCGCGGCCGTAAGCATCGTGGAAAGGACAGAAATTTCAATATCAAGGCTATTTGTGACGCGATAAATAGTCCTGCCTGTCAGGAGCGTGTCAAGACTCGCGCTATGCTGGGCTACTACGGGCATTTACCAAGGCGATTAGCCGGACTGGAGCCGGTTGAAAGCTTGGTCAATTCTGGAAAGTACAATGAAATAGAACCGGCCATCGTAACGACAAGCCTTGAAGCGTTTCCGGATGGAACAATCAGGCATCAAACTGAATTCCTTGATTCTTTTCCAGGCAGAAAAGCCGCTCGAATGTTTGCCAATAAGGTCGGCGGATTCAGTTCGGCCATTGATAAAAATAAGCCTGAAATGTTTGGTTTTGACTATGTTTTGGACCCGAACTACTCCACTAACCGTGGATTCACGCTGGATTCAGCGGGCGTTACCTTTGATGACGCATCCGGGGAAGAGTTAGCGCTTGATCAGGTTATCGAAATTGTTCAGAGTGAGGAGCAAGAGTCTTTGCTTTCAATAATCGAGCAAAAAAACGCCCAAATCGAGCAAATGGCGCAGGCACTTGATAGCGCAAACGCCGAAAATGAAGAACTGCTTTCGATACTGGCATCCAAGAACACCAACGCCGTTCTCGATAGCGCGTCTATAGCGCCAATAGCTGTGTCTTTGGATAGCATTGACCGTATCAAAAAAGACACCGAATTCTTCAGACAGACAGCGAAATTGCCTGGCTTTGTAGCGCCGTTATCCGGCGACCAAAAACAGGCCGAAAAAGAAACTAACGACCTGTTTGGTCGGATGAGTCAGCGCAATGTTTGAGGCGGTTAAGGTTGGCTTTGGTGGCTACATGGGGGCATTTTATACGTCCATTTCGTCAACAACAATGAAGTCGCTGCATGAGTACACAGCGCGTGGACTTGCAAAGAGTATCGTTTGGGCGCCATCCAGAATGATTGACCAGGCCGAAGATATGCTGTCTTTATGGCAGCGTAACGATACCGATAGCAGCGACACTCATCCAGCCAAGTTGCCGGTGGTTATTGTAGCCGTTGCCAGGGATTACACGCCAACTGGCAGGGATTTTACGCGGCAGATTTCTGACTCCACACACGTCATTATCCCAGGCGATACCAAAGAGCGTCATTTTGGCTTACGGACTATTGCCGGGGACATTCGCGCGCAAGTAGCCATATTCGCAGCCGACGAGCCGACAGCGCACTCTCTTGCATCCCAGTTTTGCCTATTCCTTGATGCTATGCCGAATCGGCGCTTTCATGCCGATTATGCTTTTGCCGGTGTAACGACCGGGTGGCCGGTGCAGATCGAGTCTCCCGATAGTCCAGTAGCATCCGTCCAAACCGGGTTAAAAAACGTAGTGATTATGGTTGTCGACTTAACTTTAAAGGCCTCAATCCCGCTATTCGATGCGCCTAAAGTTGGCGACCCTTATAACGACGGCAAAGGAACTCCAGGAACCGATGACCCGGCCGGTTATCAACTGGTTGTCCAGGTTGATGTGACCGATACGGAGATTCAATGATGGTTTTAACGCTAATTGATTTTTCGTTGCGGTACTTCGTGATTGGTTTGGTAACCCTGCTTGTCTTGATTCAGATCGCTAAAAAGGATGATTACGACTATCAAAGCATGTCTGAAAATCTTGGTCGATTTGTTATTTTTGGGATACTTGGGTGGCCTTATGTGGCGGTTGTGTGGGTTTTCTCGTGGTCAATCTGGCTCAAGAAATTATGATTGCCATACAAACCACAATAGTCGGCTATTCGGGCAAGCCCTGTACGCTATTTTCGGCATATGACCAAGAATCTCAGGTATTGGTTGTGTCGGTCGAGGCGGCATACCGTCGGGACCGGCGCGATGGCTGTATGGTCATTACCAATGATGACAATATCGAACGTGACGGACTGTTCTCGGAAGAAGATTTGCAAACATCCATTACTTCATATTTCAGCATGCTGGGCAGTGTGGCCTTGGACGGAAAAAGCTCCAGGGTTGTGTTCGCCGACAAGGCGGCGCGGGCAAACCCGGCGCAATCGATTGAAAAAGACGGAATGGACTCGAGTGGTCAGCGCTACCGAATTGCCGAAACCATTACCAGTGCTCAAATTGCCGCATTGGCAACCTGTTGGTATACCTCATCACGAGTCAACACCATAGACAAAATGCTAATCATGGCAGACAAGCTGTTAGACATAGAGCTTCTTAATCGTGGCGGGATTTTAACAATATGAACCAATTAACTTATGCGCGAAAAACGTCGATACTTTTTGCTTTGGCTTTGATGTATTCGTGCTCGCATCCTGATCCTGTTATGGCGGTCGAATACGGAGATAAGCCAGCAACGGTAATCAAGGTACATGACGGCGATACTATCGCTGTATCAATACCTGATTGGCCCAGCGTGATCGGCAATAAAATTCCTGTCCGTGTTTATGGGATCGATACGCCGGAACTATTGGGCAAATGCGCCAATGAAAAAGCAAAAGCGCTATTGGCTAAAGCGTTCACTGAAAACTTTGTCAATTCAAAGCTGGTCACGTTAAAGGCGATCAAGCGCGACAAGTATTTCAGAATCCTGGCAAGTGTTTACGTGGGCGATAGCAGCCTTGCCGATGGATTACTTAAAGCAAATCTGGCTCGACCGTATTTTGGCAGTAGCAAATCGAATTGGTGTGCGCCTTAATGAGCGATGTAGACAGCCAGGCCGCAAAGGACTTTTACAGGGAAGTACGGCGGTTTTCTGAGCGCACAAAGCTTTGGGAGAAAGCAATATTTCACGAAGTAACGCCGGATGAAATGCGGGACTTTACCCTTGTTTCGGCGCGTGTTTATGGTCGGCGCGATGAGTATTTGGCTGTTATGGCAGCGGCCGGTATAGATACTGTCGATCAGCCTTTGCCACAAAAGACGCTGGTATTGCCGACCGACTCGCAGTTGAGCGTAATTAAGCGCCTGACCGGCTTTGAAAGCCGGGATGAATATCGTCAGGATGGCAAGCCAACTTGGAGTGAGGATTAAATATGGCCGATAACTCATGGCTTGGTAGCTTAAAAGGGTCGGCTTCAGAGGCGAAGCAGCGGGCAAAAGAAGATGCCGCACAGCGCAAGGCTGAAGGGCAGCGAAAGGATAGTATCATCCTAAATCAGAAGGATATACAAACCGGCAGCTGGGATGCAACAAAGGTTTTATTTACAACTATCGGCGGGCAGCTTCGACCTATAACGGCCGATGATTTGGCAGCATTCCGGCGCAACATTGCTTCGGCGCAGTCACAAACAGGAAGATTTGCAAAAGGTGTTACAGCAAAGCAGGTTATAGACTGGTCGGCCGGTATTGTTCAGGGCACACAGTTTGCAGTTTATGGTATTCAAAAATCTGATTTAGACCGGGCAACTCGCGAGATAACGATGGCCGTCCCGGTATCGGCTCAAAACAGTGTCGATGGGCAGGGCGCAAAGGTACGATTTATCACCAATGCTGGACCTGATTCCGATGTGTCTCGGCATCATATCCTGGTTGAGTTCATGAACTATGGCCCCGAAGCAGCATCCGGGCTTACCGATCCGCGTAAATCAGCTATGCGCTTACGCAACGGCCCGCTAAAAATTGAGTGCGATTGCGGTCGCTGGCGCTACTGGTTTAGATATTTGGCTACGATCGGCGGCTATAACGCCGGGCGACCAGAAACGGGTTACCCAAAAATACGCAACCCAAAACTACAAGGAATAGCCTGTAAGCACATTGTCAGGGTTATGTCTGAGGTTAAGTCTGGATCGGCAACGCTTAATTTTTTAACCAAATTAATGGACAAGGCCAAGTCAAGCGACGAGGCCAAGGCGGCTCTACGAAGTAAACAATCAGAGGCCGAAAAACTAATTAAAAACCAATCCAGGCGCACGGCCGGCAACGAGATTAAAGCCAGTGAACAAAAACGACTGGAGCGCTCAGCAAAGAACGCCGCCAACGCCACCAAGCAAGCCGCAAAACCGAAAAAAGAAAAGCGCATGTCCAAAAAAATAGCCGGAATGACTCCAGATCAAAGGGAGGCGGCTTTACGCGCGTCGATGGCTCAGTTTGGAGCGGTGCCGACACCTGAGCAGATATCCGGAGTAAGAAATGCTAAATAATGTCCCTGAAGCCATTAATAAAATGGCTCGAAATGTCGTCATCAATCACCCTAATTCTTACAACTGCATTGCAGTGCGCAAGCGGGTAACTCGTCCGGGCGCAGTAGTCAGTGGATTGCCAACTCTTGGCGGCATGGGTGTAATCAGTTCGGACGATGAAGAGTCTATCGAATGGGATTTACTGGGCAACGGCTATGCGCTAAAAGCAGATCCGTTCGGCGTTTCGCAGATGATGGACCGGCAGGATGCAAACAATGGATCGGAGGACGAGTTCCGGTTCTTAATCGAACCCGAAGAGGAAGGTTTGTTCGCCATAAAAAAACACGACGTAATCTACCTTGTGTTCGGTGATGTTCGCTTGGCCTTCCAGATTGTCGGCGTTGAAACAACCAGTGATATTCCGCCATACACCCAGCGCTATGTCTGCAACCGGCGGGATGATCTGCATTTCGTAGAAGGATAGCCCATTAAATTACAGGGCGAACTTGTACTTTTCACACTCGGAAAACCTCACAAAAAGGCAAATTTTTAGAACTCAGAATTAAACCATGCCGTTGAAGACGGCATTTGTTTAACTTCTTGGGACATAAAAAAATGCCAACTTCTATCCGGCGCTCGCAGCGCATCGTAAACAGCGCCACGGCTATCGGCGCGGCTCAATTCTTTGATAGTTTGAAAGACAATAAAATTGCAACATTTGATTCCGCTAATGACGCTTCATTGGCTGTATTCGACTCGGCGGCGGCCAATGAGCTTGTTTCGGCTACGGATACGAATGTGCCGGAAAACCTGCAAATGGTTTTCGACGAAATCGGCGCTGAAAAAACAGCCGATGTTGTTAAGGCGATTCTTTGCGGGGCAAACGAATACGAAAGCAGACATGGCGTATCGGTCCCAGCTGACGTACTGAATTATGCGTTTAGCTTGGCGGCCGGAACAACCGATCAAGCCCGTGCGGTGATGGCCCTCGACTCGGCCAACAGCTTGCATGGCGACAACTTATCGATGCAACCCAATCGCGCAGTGATCGCTGTTTATGCAGCCTTAATGGAAGCGATTCCTTTTGCGCATTATCTGCCGGTGGATATTGGCTCCAATGAAGCAAAGTTGGGCATTGTTACGCACCAAGCTGGCGGCCATTTCGGTATGTATGCGGCTAACGGCGGCATGGACGGCATCTCTTCTGGCGATCCGTACATCACGTCTTCGCGTATCCATGCCACGACCAATAGTTCCGGTGCTCATACCGGACAATTAACTTCCGTTCAAACCGACCGCGACACTTGCGCCGCAGTCAGTGGCGATGTGGTTGCTGTTAAGTTGCTGCGAGGCCGTACTCAGGTTTACGTCAATGGCCGTATCGTTGCCCGCGAGGTCAGTTCGGCTGGCTCTGGCTTATCGACCGTTAGCGGTTCCGTGGTTATCTCCGGCACAACCTATCAAATCGGCGGAACAGTAAACACCGATACGGGCGCCATTGCACTGACCTCTACGCCTGCGCTTGGCGACAGCGTACCGGTGCATGTTGAAGGCTTCCTCGATTACGACCGCCAACCCTCGTTGACACCAACTATCGTAACCAACGCGGAAATGTTCTCCATTTTTGCCAAACCTTGGCAGGTGGCTACACAAATCGGCATGTCGAGCAGAACGCAAATGGCGAACGAGCTTGGTTTGGATGCGCATTGCGAAAGCTTGCTGACTATTCAGTCCCAGTTCGCGAACGAGCGTCATTACGAGGTGCTGGATAAAGCGCTGCGCCTTGCTACTTACAGCGGCAATACCGCTACTTTCGACTTTGCCTGGTCAACCCAAAGCGCGCAAAAAACGCGTGCCGATGTGTTGCAGGATCTCCAGTCTCACTTGGGCGTCGTGTCTCAACAAATGGCAATTGACACCATGTCTTACGGCGTTACACACCTCTACGTCGGTAAGTATCTCGGCGCAATGATGTTGGGATTGCCTACAACCATCTGGCAGCCGTCCGGTGTGCGTCATCGCCCAAGCATTTACCGCTTAGGCCGCTTGTTTGGTCTGTACGACGTTTACTACACGCCAAAAATCATCACCGAATCCAGCTCAGCCGGTCAAATCCTGTGTATCGGTCAAGCGCCTGACGTTGCTCGCAACCCGTTTGTCTTGGGTGATGCGGTTCCACCAACACTGGTTGTATTGGGTGTTGGCATGGACCTGAAACAAGGTAACGGCTTCTACGGTCGTAACTTTACTGAAACCAATCCGCACGGACCTTCTTCAATGGGTTGCGCACTGATTAATGTCACCAACATGGGTCTTTAAGACACCGGTCTTAGCTTAGGAGCGAACTAATGAATATTGTGAAATTAGGCGCTCCTTCCCTAACCGGGAAGGACGCAAACGATTTAGTGGCAGAAGCTTTCAAAGATGCCGCATTCCCATTACAGATTAAAGCAACGAATTTAGTTGCTCATCCGCTGAGCTTTCCTGAAGTGTCCGGTATGTATTTGGATCCTTGCACGCATGGCGACAAAGCGACCGTAGTGGTCACCGTGACAAGCAACGACGCGCTGCAAAGACTGGCTTCCAGTATCGAGCAAATCGCGGAATTGAATCATCATGAGGCAATGCTGGAGCTGTCGGCATATGACGCCGAAGCGAAATTGGTTGACGAAGCGTCGGAAGAGCAACCGGAAGTAGACGCTACCGGTTCCGATACTGATACAGCCGAAGCGGGTGACAAAAAAACTCGTTCTGCAAAATCAAAAATCTAACTGGAGTTTAGGCTATGACAACCGCTTTTGTTAGGCAATTAGGTGCGGAAGCGGGTGTTCAGCTGAACCCGTTACGCGACAATTCAGAAATACCGACACAGGACAATTACGATCAGGTGTTTGGAATCATGATGCGGGCCACACGCGGACGCATCGATAAACCGTTTAAAGTTAACCGTGCCAACGTAGCAAGTAAGCTCGGCAAGGGCGAACAAATCCGCGTTTCAGCGTTAAATGAAGCGTGGGTGCATGTGGTCGAGGCGTTAAACAATGGCGCTTATGAGGCCGTTGTTCAGCGCCTGATAACTTCGTCAGCGGTAATTAAGTACGCCGTCTGCTACATGGGTTCTGGTTTGGTTTTGGGTACGCCGGTTGTTTCCAGCGGTGCCGTTACCAGCATTCCGATTACCAGTGGCGGTACCGGTTACGGCGTTGCACCTGACATCACTATTACTGGCGTTGGAACAGGGGCATCGGCAACGGCAACTGTTGTTGCCGGTGTGGTTACCGCGCTGACCATAGTGGGCGGAACCGGTTATACCTCAGCTCCGACTGTCACTGTAGCAGATACGCCTAAATTTTTGGCCGAAACGGCGTTACCCAGCATCCCATACCTGTTTGCCGTTAAGCATCTTGAATGCTTTAACGACGGCATTAAAGTTGATTTTAGGGCGGATGAAAAACGCTCTGGCGGCGTCAGTGCTGCCAACGATCAAATCACGCTGATTATCAGGGATATTGACGGCAATGCGCTGTATGAGTTTACCGGTTCGCTAAGTTCTACGGCACAGGATGATTATAACAATTCGGCCTATCTGGCTGATGTTGTATCGGGCAGGACCGATGCTGTCGAGGTGACTGTTGGCTTGCTGGGCACGATTCCGACTACATCAACCGCATATGGCTACAGCGACACGACCGGTCAGCCCAATTGGGCAAAATCCGGCACGCTGGCTTGCTTTACCGAGGGCGGTACCGGTTATTCGACATCCGATTACTCGGCTGCGCGAGTAAAACTGCAATATTCGCCTCAGAATTATGCCTATATCAGTTCTGGCGGCTCTCAGTCGGCGGCATTATTGGCACAGCTGGCGCAATTGTCATTTGATACCAACAGACAGCTAAGATTAGACGTGCCCGGCGGACTTACTGTGGACGCAGCCATTACATTCGTTGAGCAGTTAAACATGGGGGCAAGCCAGACATCGCATTTGATGCATCAGTTTTGGCCTTTGTTTAAGTCTGATGACCCTACAGGCATCAACGGTAAGGGATATTACGGAACGGCAACACTGAATATTGCTTATGCCTGTGCGCGTAACGCTCAAACCAATGCTAAGGGATTTGCGCCAAAGAACTATCCGATAGCTGGTAAGCAATGGCCAGTAAGGCGCACAGGTATTGTTCATGATGCACGGCCTTCTGATCAGGATTTAAACGCCCTGGCCAGAGCCAAGATCAACCCTGTTATGTTTGAAACTTACACCGGTGGCGGCCGTACTGTGTTTCGCGATTCTTTAACTGCGGCACAGGTTGAATCAAGCTCGAAAAAACTGATCGCTGTTGCAGACATGTCTTCGTCAATTGATGATGCCGTGACCCGGTTTAGCAACGACGCGTTGCAGCTGCCGATGGATATTGCAGTGAAGCGCACCAAGGATTATCTGAAGGCGTTATTTGAAGGCGCTCAGGCGGCTGGCTGGATTGTTCCATCGTCTGATCCGAGCATGAATGGTGCTGCGTTTATCTATGAGGTCAAGCCAAATGATGTAAGGCCGTATGACCGTATGGATGTGAGCTATGGCTTGCGCTACGACGGCACCGTAAGGCAAATTTTTGTAACTCAAACGCTACCCAAATAAGGGGCAATAAAAAATGAACGACTTTTTACGAGAAATGCTGAAGCCTAAAAAAGCGGCCAAAAACAAACCGGCTTTGGATGGCTGCGGCGAGGATAAAGACAAGGAAATGCCGGTTCTGGATGGCGCTGTTGATTACACAACGGCCGACATTTCGCTGAAGTCAGTGGCGGCGGTACAGCAATGGGTTGAAACCGATGACCTTGACGAAGGCGAAACTTTGGTCGACCGCCTGATGAATATGTTTGTCGGCATTGCCGACGCCAATAAAGACGGCGAAATCAGTGAAGACGAGCAGGGCGTAGTTGATATTGCCCTGAACGAAGCCTGGGGTTATCTGGAGCAGTACGGCGTTGCAGAGGACGATATTTCAGCGTTACTGAACGACTGGGATAACGATGCCGCTGAACGCATTCGCGATTTACTGGCCGCGTCTTTGCCGGAAGGCGAAGCGGCCGATGCTGATATTGACGGCTTTGTTTTCGGTAGCGGCGATCAAGAGCCAGCCCTGGATGCTGTCTATAAAAAGACCATGGCAGTCCGTGACGGCAAAAAAGTCAGAATCAATAAGCGTATCAGTGGAACTGTTAGGCTTTCAGCCAAGCAAAAAATAGCTATCCGCAAGGCCGGAATGAAATCGCATAGCGCAATGGCAATGATGCATCGCGCTAAATCAATGAAAGTCCGCAAAAGAACCGGGCTGTAATTGTGGCTGAGCCGCCGCTGTCATCCTTATGGGACGGGCTATCGCCGCATCTGATCGCCTCGTTCTATGAAGTTAATCGTGACGGCTCTCGCGTTAATTACGACTTGACCGTTAAAGCGCCGTTGATGGATGTCAATATCGACGTGACGCAGAACTGGCAAAGCCCTTTTGAGAATGTAGGGCAAAGCAATTTCCCTACGTTGCAGCAATTGTTACAGAGCGGAGCCGCTTTACCGTTAGCGCAAATAGCGGATGACAAATTAGGCACGGATCTTAAGAGGCTGGTTGCATCCGTCGATGGCAAGAGCAGCGTAACCAAGCTGAACTCTATTCAGGTATGGAGCGGCGCGCCGCCGGCAAAAATTCAAGGCACGGCGGTTTTTCGCGCCTGGAAAGATGCCGTGTCAGAAGTTGAAAACCCTGTCGATCAACTCATGAAGTGGTCCTTGCCAGTTAATCTGGCCGCTGACGGGTTAATTTTTTCCAGGCTTGCCGACAAAGGCGCGAGCGTGGATACCGTGCTTCCGTCCGAAGTGCCAGTGCTGATCGCCATGAAATACAAAAACAGAACTTATTCGCCAATGGTTATCGAATCCATAGGTATGCCGTTGTCCAGCCCGGTTAATGCCGATGGCCGGTATGTTGAGTTATCCGTGCCAATTACGCTCTGCACTTTAACCGCCATTGACCGGTCAGACTGGATCAACTACACAAAAATCTAACAAGGTATAGCGTCTTGAAACACTTTCCCATCCTGAGAACCCGGCGATTAACGGTACAGCTCAAAGAGCTGAGTATCGGTGACGCTATTGCAATTGCCAATATGCCTGAGCACATGGCAGAGGCTGAACTCGCTGCATTTATTCGCTGCATAACCGCCGAAGTAACGGCCGGACCGACTGATCCGGCAGACTGGACCGTGCAGGAACGAACATTGGTTGTTTCTCATTATTTAGCATCCGTAGTCGATGATGGCCCGGACTTTTCATTAGGCGCTGGTAAATACTCGGATTACCTGGACGGTGCCGCCGATATATCGCTGGCGTTTACGCAAGTGCCTATTGGCGAAGTAGGCGGAGACCGGTGGGAAATAAGACACTTAACCGGCGCAATGGCGGAATCTATCGAGCGGCTACAGGGTGAAATCGACCGGCTTGAATCGAGGCTGCACTGGATTGTCGGCGCTATGGCCGCGCAATTAACAAGGTCCGGGGAAGAAATACCGGAGCTATCGGCAGACGGTGGCTATGATGAATGGCTTTTAGGGCGCATTAATATCCTGATTGGATTCCCTGAAAGCGACTTTGAGAAGTTGATGGGCAGCTATCAGGCGGGGCGCGAAAAGCTGCATCATCTATTCGCCTTTACCTTTGATGATGGCGGTATTGTTATCTTGCCGAAACAAGGAGGTGCGGAAGGATTACCTCCCGCACGATTTCCGGTACGCACCTGCTTGTCAAAACTCGCGTGCTCAATGGCGGGAAAACCTAACGGATTTGGCAGTCAGCCTTAGTTTATATTCGTCAACGTCGCTTAATGATGCACTAAATTTGCCGGTTTCCATAGCAATGCGGTTTTTCGAATCAAAGCCGTTTTCGGACTGGAAAAAATCAAGAGAATCTGAAAACAAAATACAGGTAGCCATCATCGACAGGCTGAACGGGGTCATTAGGTCGTTCGGAGTTTTTGCAAAAGCAATCGCGGGGAGGAGATAAATATGACATTAGGTATAGATTTTAGTCAACGTACAACAAGACTTGGCGCTCTAGTGTTGCTGGGCGTTGTTATAGCACTGCTTTTTTTGGCATTCAGCACGCCTGAAAAAGCCTTTGCCGTCATGACGATCATTGGAACTGCATCTGGACTATTGGGTCTGGCAGTAAAAGACTAATGCCAATCATGACCGAGGTTAAGTTAGTCGTATTGGCGTTATCCGCGGCTTCCATTTTTGGGGCTGGATTTGGACTTTCGCATAAAATCGATGAGGCTAAAATTCAGCGCATGGAGTTTGGTATTTTGATGGCTAACAATGAGGCGAAATCACTGCTTCAGTTAGCCTCAGAACGAGCGGAAACGGCCACGGCCAATGCAAAAAAGTTAAATTCAGAGTTGGATGAAGCCCATGAAGCATTTATTAAAACTGCTGTTGATTACGATCAGCAGCTTGATTCTATCCGCTTGTACGCCGACCGTAGGCCGTGTGGTTCTGGCGCCGCGACAGCAAGTAATTCTACCGGAATTTCTCAAGAAGCCGCCCGTGAAGCCGAACTTGACTCAGAAATTGATAGAACTATCAAAGAGGCGGCAGTTGTTGCGGACATTGCCGCCGACTACGCTCACAACGCCTACACGTTCGCCAATGTAAATAACTGCGGAATACTAAGGGAATGAATATGCCAAGTGATGAATGTAGAATTGCAAAACTTGAACAGCGCATGGATGGTTTGTGCCGTGAACGCAATGAAGATAAAGCCGAAACCAAAGATCTGATCGATAAAATATTCGCCAAGCTTGATGCGATTCTCGATACACAATCAAAACAAAAAGGATTCTGGTCTGGAGTGGCTTTTATCCTATCTGCGATAGCAGGATCATTCGGCATTATTATATATTTTGTAACGGGGAAGTCGGCATGATAAACAGCAGAAACATTAATGATTTAACGACAAAGGCTGCCGACTTGTGTTACTTGTTTATCGCTAAATGCGCCAAGCAGGGAATTGACGTTATCGTTACCAGCACCTATCGCGACGCCGATTCTCAAAATGCTTTGTACGCTCAAGGACGCACAAAGCCAGGGCCTAAAGTAACAAATGCTAAAGCTGGAGAATCCTTTCATAACTACCGTGTTGCTTTTGACTTTTGCCCAATTGTCAACGGCAAGGCAGCCTGGAACGATACCATGTTGTTTGAGCGTTGCGGTGAGATAGCCGAATCAATCGGCCTGGAGTGGGCTGGACGCTGGAAGTCATTTAAAGAGCTGGCGCATTGTCAAATGAGCGGCTACACGCTTGCCGAATTAAAGGCAGGAAAGGCGGTTGTTTAATTTATGAGTCAATTATCTGCAATTTTGCGAGATACCGAAGGCAACGGGATTATGTTCTGGTGCCCCGGTTGTGATGGCGCTCACCGTATCCAGCATGGCGCTGGTACTGGGCCGCGCTGGGGTTGGAACGGCGATACTGAAAAGCCAACGTTTACACCTTCTGTTTTGGTTAACGCTACTGAGCTGACCGAAAAAGGCGAACAAGAGCGTCGGGATTGGGTTGATGCCGGTTATCCGAAGCTTGAAAAACCTTTAGACTCGGTACCGACTGTTTGTCACTCATTCGTAACCGATGGAAACATCCAATTCTTAACTGATAGCACTCATTCGCTGTCCGGACAAACCGTACCATTGCCAGAGTGGTAAAAATCGCCATAATCCTGTGCGAAAACCCTATGCATCAACTCTAATTAGGGCAATCAATCCAGGCTGCCGTGGGCGATTTAATACGCGGCAGACAAATATTAGTAACACTCGGAAAACCCCACCAAAACCAAAAAATTCACATAATAAAGTTATGGCACATTTTCAATTACTGGAATACCGCCATGACCATCAGCAACGCCGCTTACTTGAAAATCTTTCACGATACCGCAAAAGCAAGCGGCGCGAAGGCTATTTCATCTGACTTTTCTTTCGAGATTGAAGGGTTTGAAGCCAACTGGATACTGACCAAGCAATGCCCTTGGCCGGTAGTTTCCACCGCTGGCGAAATTGAAGTACCCATGCCGCTGGGATCAACCGGATGGGAAATGCAGCAAGCCAAGGTTAATCAGCAAGGGGCCATTGCCTTTATGGAAACCACCGTGGGCAGTATTGATCAGATGATGGTCAATTTAATCGCTCAAGGCGGCAAGTTCAACGCCAAAATCTATGAAGGAACTCCGCAGAAATTCTTGCGGGCAAAGCGTATTGAAGATTGTTACATTCAGCTCGATAACGCAGACCGTGATTGGGAAAACCGTTCGCAAATTTTAATGTTCAGCGGAACCCTGTTTTTCCACTATTTTGGAGAAATTATTCAAGGCAATTCCAACGATTACCGCTAATTTTATTTTTAACTTACTTAAAGAGGATTAAATCTCATGCCAGGACCAAATGATTCACCGGCTTATATTGGACCAATCTCCGTTCCTCCTGGAGCAACAGGCGACTTGGTTCCACAGCGCCAAGAAATTGATGCGGAATTTACAAAGAAAACCGGGCTTGTTATTTCCGAGGCGGCAAATGGCAAGCAGGGCGTAGCAACATTAGTAGCTGGAACCCAGGTGGTTTCAAATACCAGTATCACGGCAAACAGCCGCATCTTTTTGACCACCAACACGCCAGGCGGTACACCGGGTTGGTTACAGGTTTCCGCAAGAACAGCCGGAACAAACTTTACAATTTTATCTAGCAGCAATACCGATACCAGTGTTGTTGCTTATGAAATTTTCGAGCCAGCTTAAGTAAATGACAACTACTGGCAATGGCGTTTCTTAAAATAAAACAAGGTGAGTCATTTACTCTGAATGGGCGGTATTTGGAGGATGATGGGATTACCTCTAAATCACTGGACGGAGTAACACTGAAAAGCCAGATAAGGCTTGAAAGCAAACTAATATCGACCTTGACAGTTACAGTACTTAATTCAGCGGAAGGCACTTACAGGCTCGATGCAGTAGAAGGCACCGCAAATTGGCCTGTCGGCACTTTATCTTGGGATATAAAAGAACGGGTATTAGGGGTTGATAGGCTAACGGAAACCCATCAGATCAGCGTAAAAAAAGCGGTTACGATATGAGCATGCATAGATTTGCCATCCCCCCATCATCAACTATTCAGGTAGTCGGTGGGGGGGCGGGTAATGTTGTAGTATTTTCATCTTTTTCGCCACCACCAGGCCTTAGTGCGTATCAGATCGCCGTTAAAAACGGCTTTATAGGTGGCGAAGCTGAATGGCTGGTGTCGTTATCCGGTCCGGCAGGTAATCCATCGGGTAGCGATATAGATGCGCTGCTAGAGCAAAGGTTATCCGATTTGGCCGCTGCGGTCGCCATTGATATAGCCGACCTCAATCAAAAAACAGCCAAGTATGAACACCATCAAGCGACACCGGAAGTGCAATGGGTGGCGCAGCACAACTTGAACAAAATACCAAGTATTACCGTGCTTGACTCGGCGGGGAGCGAAGTGGAAGGGGACTACAGCTACCCTTCATTGGATCAAACACATCTACAATTTTCCTCACCGTTTGGTGGGGTGGCTTACTTTAAATAAGGATCAATCATGGCGAAGAAACTGCTGACCAATTTGGATCTCAATAAAAACGAACTGCAAAATGCCAGGACTCAGAATTTAGCGGCGCCCCCAGGTGCCCCCGTCGCGGGTTTGCGCTACCACGATACCCTTTTACTGTCTGAGCATTTTTACAACGGAACCAGCTGGGTGCCGTGCGATGCGCGACTCCGTAACGGCATCCCTATAACCAATTTAGCCACCGACCCGCTGGCCCGAGGCAATCATACCGGCACTCAAGTCGCTTCGACTATTTCCGACTTGGCTACGGTTGTGCAGACTTATCGACTTGATCAGTTTGCAATGCCGACCGCGTCTGTCGCTTTTAATGGACAGAAAATTACCGGCTTAGGGACTCCGACGGCGGGCTCCAATGATGCCGCCCGTATTGTGGATGTTGAGAACGCCGTCCAGTCGTCGGCTGCGGGGATTGACTCCAAGCCGTCGGTGCGGGTGGTCTCGGTTGCCAACATCGCCACCTTGTCCGGATTACCTACTATCGATGGCATTACATTGCTATCAGGGGAGCGCATCTTGTTGACGGGACAGACGACTTCAGCCCAGAACGGCCCGTATTCCGTGGCAGCGGGGGCCTGGTCGCGCGTGGTCGATGCCGATCAAACCGGAGAAGTCACCCCTGGCGCATTTTGGATGATAGAAGAAGGTACGCTGTACAATAAGACTCAATGGCGGTGCGGCAACTCCGGGGCCATTACATTAGGCACTACGGCCATCACTATCACCCAATTTGGTGCGGCCAGTATGTACACGGGGGGCGCAGGTCTAGTGCTGACCGGTGTGGATTTCTCTGTCGGCCAAGGCGCAGGCATTATTGTTGCGGACGATACGGTCAGTATCGATACCGCTGTCGTGGTCCGCAAGTATGCAGCAACGATTGGCGACGGCGCAGCTACTTCGATCACTGTCACGCACAGTCTTAACACGCAAGATGTTACTTACAGTATTCGCGAGGTGGCGACTAATAGTATGGTGGATTGCGACGTGCAAGCTAACGGGGTTAATACGGTAGTGCTCACCTTCGCCAGCGCCCCGGCTAATAACTCATTACGTGTTGTGGTGCATGGCTAATGAAGAGCTTATCGTATAAAACAGCTCCTAGTATTGCGACTTTGCCTGAAGCAATTAGTGCGTTGGCAGGAGCTATCGCCAGGCTAACTAACAATAACCGTCCATTTTGGTGTACAGGTTCGACGTGGATTGACCTAATGCCGGTACCCGGCGAAATACGCATGTACGCCGGAGCCTCCGCCCCGGAAGGCTGGTTGATCTGCGATGGATCGCAAATACTGATAGCGACGTACCCGGCACTGGCCGCTGCGATCGGCACCACGTACGGAGGTAATGGCACGACGCACGTGGCGCTGCCCGATTTGCGTGGTCGCATGGCGATGGGCGCGAGCACCGCACATGCCCTTGGAGCTACAGGCGGGGCAGAGTCAGCTACCCTGACTACCGCGCAAGTGCCGCTGGCTGCGCATACGCACACGGCTACGTTTACACCCGGCGCGGATGTTTCGGTTAATATCGCTATCCCTGCGGTTTCCGGCGCTGACGCAACAACCAATTCACCCGGTACAGGAGTAAACCTTGGCGTAGGCTTGGCGGATCTTAACGGTGTTGGAGCCGGTACCGGGCCAGCCAATATTTACAGCACCAGCGCAGCGAATACCACATTGAAACCGTTTTCGGTGTCGGTGCCTGCCAGCTCCGGTACGGTTGCGGTCAACGCCAACACTGCATCGTCCGCAAGCCCCGTTTCGCTACTGAACCCGTTCTGTGCGCTGAATTTCATTATTGCTACATGAAAGAACGTGGTGAAAAGGAAGTAAAATGCTCTTAATTGAACTTGTAGATCGCTTTGAATCTCAGGAACATCCAATCGGAATGCTGGACACCACAGTTATTCTTGCGCAGGCTATCGCCGCCGTCAGCTTTTACGCGGGTTATGCTGTACTTGCTGCGCATCTGGCAATACCGATTGCCGATCCTGCGCCGGTAACGCCGACTCCATACCCGGAGATAACGGAGGCCACCGATATAAGCGTGTCTGAATGGGCACTTATCCGGCCACTTTTTCTGTTGTATGTAGAGCGAGAAAATGCATTGCAGCTTGAAGCATCGCGCGGTATGGGTATTGACCCATTTGGTCGGACATCGTCCGAGGTTGCCGCCGATATTGCGCTAATGGAAAGCAGTACGGAGCTGCCGCATAGGGCATCTTGTAGTCCTATTATTACAATTTAGCAGAACCGCAATGATCCTAACCCCATCTAACGGCAAAGCCTTACGCGGCGATATTATCAAATCGGCAGTATTGCGCTACGACCTGTCACCGGTGCCGTCCACACTTGAGGCCGAAATACGCGTTGATGATGAATTGCGCAAGTTATTGGCCGAAGGTCAGATAATCAACTGCAACGGCGATGATTTTCGCATCATCAAGCCCGTGGGCGGATCGGGTAAAGATGCCCAGGGGCAGCACGATTTAAGCGTTTTGCAGATCACAGCTTTGCTGAATGCTTGCCATGCGGTAACGTTCGTGCGGCAAAGGGCCATTATTAAAGAAAACGCGGTGTTATCTGAAATCTACCGTGCGGCCGGGGCGACGCTTCGACCTGTGGACGGTGATTTTAAGGTTGACCGGTTTAACTGCATGGTCGGCGGCACGCCAAGCTTTCATATCGCAAAATTATTGCAGGAAGAGGGCGGCGTGGTGCGTTGGAAAAACGGCAAGCTCGGATTTTTACGCCTGCCTGATTTGTTTAAGCAGAAAGCGGCCATGTTGCTACCGGACAACGCCAGTGAAAACGTAGTCAGTGGATTCCTTGAGCGCCATGAAATAGCGGCGTTTTATTCAATTTCTCCGACCGGAGAAGTTGTACATGGCAATCGTGAAAAGCCACGGTCGGCCGAATTTGTGCTGGGCAAAAACCAATTGCAGCTGATTAATATGTCGCGTTGCTTGGTTCAGCGAAAAATATCAAAGACTTCATATAACGAAAAGCTGCACGCCGGTGACCTGATTGATTTTGTCGGTTCCGGTCCGCTGGTTATCGTTACCGCTGCGCATGTCTTTCAAGGCGGAACTGATGGGGCAGGCAGCAATCAGTACACAAAGCTCTGGTTGAGCGGATTATCATCATGACAAGTTACGGAACCTATCCGGGGAAATACCCGGCCTTCGTCGAATCCTACGAAAAAACAACCCGGCAGGTGCGCGTGTCGATACCCGGTATTACCGACGGAAAGGACGTGTTCCCGGTGTCCGAAATCGAATACCCAATAGGCGACAAGTCGCGCATTGTAGAGGGGCAGCATTCAACTGAAATAGAAATTCTGCCCGGTGACCATGTTTGGGTGATGTTTATCCGCGGCGATGAACGCTGTCCGATTATTACCGGCTACCGAAACCCCAATGCGCCCAGTTCAAATTCAATCGACTGGCGCCGGTTTCATCATGCCAACATAGAACTGACAGCCGACGGCGTTATGCGCCTTAATGCGAATGCCATTGAGATTAATGCAGCGACGACAATTACTACCAATGCGGCCAATGCCATTATTAACGCCAATACCGACATTAACGGATCAACGCTAACCCACAACGACAAGTCAGTGGGAGACAATCATCAGCATTCTGGGGTTCAACCAGGATCAGGAAACACAGGGGCACCAACATAATGAACCAGCCAAGCAAATCAAATTTATTGTTCACCTTCGCCGATATGTCGGTTAAGGACAAAGCCGCCAAGCAGGTAATGAAATACTTCGCCAGAGCTGGCACTAATGTCGTATCGCAAGATGTATCGACGCAGGTAAAACGCACATCCGGTATCAGTTACCGGGAAATGCTATTGACCTTTGGTGACTCTCAAAAAGTGCTGTTTAGAATTAAGCAGTCTGGCGACATTTATCAAGTATTGCTGAACGGCAAGCTGGTCCCGATCAAACGCCAAGATGACCATATTGGTGCTGTCACCGAGATAGTGCAAATGATGGACTCCGGACGCACTAAGTTTCAAGCAAAGCTGGCGGCCGCGGTGGTCAAGATTCCGCCGGCTATAAAAACAGCTGCACCGAAAATGCTTCAGGTGTTGACTGAAAAGCGCGATAGCCTGAGGTCGGCCATTGCCGATGTTAGGGCTGAAATAGCGCAGATTCGCGGCGATTCTGCCAGTGCATAATGCCCATGTAGCCCTGCATTACCGGTTCCTATGTTGGCTTTCCGAAAAGCAGCGTAAGCCAGGCGCAGCTTCACTATTACACGCTGGCGATGCGTGAAGAAGATCCGGAATGGAAGCCTGCCCACTTGCCCAGGAAAACCGGCCAATAATTCCACTAAGTCATGGCGATAATACCGTCATGACTAAAAATATAATCAACGACTTCATTAAGATCGAAAACGCCGCGCATGACGGCGCTTTCGGTGACAATCCGCGAGCAATCCCCACCGATGCTCAGTCCGTAGCGGGAAATTATAAACTTGGCCGGGTTACCGCTTACGGGCTACCTATCGCCATCGAACAACCACGCAATTCATATCGTACCGGCATAGACCAGAAGACCGGCAAGCGCTGGACAAACCGAATGGCGGCGCATTATGGCTACTTTTCCGGCACCAAAGGCGCAGACGGTGACGGAGTAGACTGCTTTATCGGTTTCTATCCGCAATCGGAGTACGTTTACATCATCAATCAGTTTGTTGGTGGGCGTTTCGATGAGCACAAGGTTTGTCTTGCGTTTCCTGATGAACAATCCGCAATAAACGCATACCTGAATAGTTACGACAAAGGCTGGAAAGGTTTGCACTCAATTATTACAGCATCCATCACCCAATTTAAGTGGTGGCTAAAAAACGGCAACATGAAGAACCCAATTGCACTCAATCATTTACCCTTTGAAGGACTTGAAACCATGAGACAACAAGTAGCCTGGGACAGCACTGAAAACCCAAAAGGCATGACCTTGGATAAGGTGCTGTACGAAATAAAGCGCGCCGATGGCGGCAATAATTTGATATTCGACGCAATCTGTATGCGGGATATTTTGGATGATGCTGACAGCGTAATTACGTTTGATGCCCTGGTTACGCCTTACGCACAACTTGAGCGAAAGATGCAGGTACTAAAAAACATAATGGATCGTTCTGGTGGTGCAATCAAGACAGCGGCGCTACAGATCAGTGACCCATTCAAGCAAAGCGGAGTAGCGCAAGTGGCGGCGGTATTTGAGCTATCGGACGGGCAAACTGTATCGATATTTTTCCATAACCCGGATGTGGACCCGCGCAAGATCCAGCAAGGCGACGAATTGATCAGCTGGAAGTGGCTGCTCAATAAAAAGGACATCACAATTGTGGTTGCCCCAGAAAAAGGCGTTGACTTGAACATCATGAATGTTGCCCAGCGCATCATGAAGCTGGCGGAGAAAAACAGCGCGGCATTTATCCGTGCGAACGGTAAGCGGGCAGAAAAAATGCAGGCTATTGAGGATATAAAGGTTGAAATTGTTGGTCTTGAGGCTGAATTAAAGACAGTTCTACATGAACTTGAAGTCGCCAAGGTTGAGGCCGAGGATGTGGCGGTTGTTGACCCCGTTGTTGATCCACAGTCCGTTGAAGGTGATGACGCAGACCCAGTAATAACGCCTGAATCTGAATTAACTCCTGCCCCTGAGATTACTCCTGACCCAGCGGCCGAAACAGAAGCGCTAAAACAAGCAACCTTACAAGCTCTGGTTGATAATTTTGGCTGGAAAAATCAGTCAACCGTTGGCGGCCCGTTATTTTGGGTGACCAAAGAAATTGGCGGCGGACACAAGGGCGGAATGGTTAACCCTGATGGAATTCGCCGGGTAAGCGCCAAGTTTGAGGAATCTAGCATGATTGCCATGCACGGCGACAATGTTGTGGCTCGGTCATGGTTTGATGTTAGCAAAACCCCTGAAGAAAACGCAGATGAACTCAACCGGGTAGTTAATTCGATTGATCCCAATTATGTTAAGCCTGATGAAAGCGAGGTTGTTGACCCTAAGCCGGAACTAGAATTAACGCCTGTGCCAGAAATTACACCTGATCCTGAAGTAATTCCAGAACCAGAAACAATAATTCCAACTGAAGAGCAAACCAATGAGCAAGAAAACGAGCAAGCAGAAATTACGCCGGAAACAGAAACGGGCGGAGCGGAAGGCGATTTAGTTTCGACCAAACCATTTGATGATTATGTGTCGGATGCCAATGGCGATTTATATGATGCAGCAAAAAATTATTTCAAGTCAGAATTACAGAATAAGGTTGTAAGAACAGTTATTGGTGATGTTTATATTATTGGATCAACCTTTACCGAAATGAAGCGTGGATTAAAACGCGATGAGATTAAGGCTAATTTATTTTCGTTTATTGAGCCTATCTTGACGAATGGATCTTATAAAGGAAAAGAGGAGCTAAATAAACTACGCAATGATAGTTTTATAGCATTTCACTTTTTTGAATTGGATAATATTAAGATAGGTGAGTATTTAGTCAATGCGGGTGTTACCGTTGCTCAGCGAGTAAGCGGAGAGCTTGAGTTTGATTTATCTGCCTATGGGTTAGGCCATAGTAATGAAGTAAGGTGGCAAAAAAGAAAAGGGGGTAGCCCGCTACTCCGGTCAAGAGCCGAAGACGAATTACCCCCCATAGAGTCAGCAGAGCCAGCTCTTGATTCAAGTTTAGATCAAGAAAGCGAATCAATCAATTTAATCATCTTAAAAGTAACGGATTTAGATGGTAATGAGCTTGTAGAGTTGGAGGATGATGTTAATGAGCATGAGCAAATCGACGAACCTGAAACAGAAAACGAACCCATACCGGTTACCGCCGGTAGTGACGAAACTATTACTCCTGCGGGCGAAAAGTCCGACGAAATGGATAGCCAAGTTAAAGAACCGATCAACGAAGCCCAAGCGGTGGAAGATCTGGCACCGGCCGTAAGTGAAGCGGCAATAGAGCCACAAGTTAACCCAATAAAAGCGGGATTTGAGGCGGAGCTTGAGGCGCTAAAGCTTGAAACCGACATTGAGACATACGATAAGCGACTGGATGAGATTTATGAGCGCATTGAAGCTGCCGGGTTAGCTGAAGAAATGGATGCTAAACTGCATGAAACGGCTGACGTACTGACTGAGTTACTGATGGAGGCTGAGAAGAATTTCCAGGAATAGTCTTGCTAAAATGACGGTCAAGATTGGTTAAGCGTCATTCTTACCGGTTTTTTAATAACAAGCCTCTTAATTGAGGCTTTTTTATGCGAGCAGGAAAAGCGGGCGTTTCCATGCTCCGCAGCGCCCTAAGATATTGGCACAATCGCCATTATCAGGATGCAACAAATGCTATCGTTTTCAGAAAAAAGAACCTCCCAGCGCATTATCGTTGAGCAAAACAAAATCCTTTCTGGTTCTCCATTATTTACAGCTAAACGCAACGCCCAAAAGGTCAAGCTTGAGGCTATGGCTAAGTTGGGGATGGTTGCAAAAACTGTTGCAGGGATACAGCTTGAGCCAAGCGATGATGGTGCTTTTTATGAAATAAAAAATGCAACACCAGGGCGAGAAGATCAGTTTATTAATAAGTCACCGCTTTGGGAGCGCACCGGGCCCAGTGCGTCGTCAGAATCCGAAGATCAGACCTTCTTACTCCCAGAAGCCAAAGACGGCTTAAATAAAAGTGTAGACCAAAATTCAAATATCAGCAACTCAAACTACGGGCTGCAAACCAGCGGCATTAAGACCAGAGAAAAAATAAACGACCAAGTTAAAGCCGTTGCCAATCAAATCCAAGCTGGGAAAGACCCGGCAACATTGACTGCTGACGAGGTGGCGCTGCTTAAGCAGTATTCCGGAAAGGGCGGCTTAACCATCAATTCGCAGTTCGAGTATTTTACACCAACCCCGGTTGCTGAGGGTACTTGGGATGCACTTAAAATTAACGGGTTTGAAAACGGGAATGTTCTTGAGCCGAGTACCGGTGCAGGCGTGTTCCTGGCTACCAAGCCGGCCGGCGTTATTGCCACCGGTACCGAGATTGACCCGACAAGCGCCACAGTCGCCCAAGTGCTTAACCCGACCGATCAAGTTTCAAACCAGTCTTTTGAAAAGCTGGCGGTCAATGCCCCGGATAACAGCTTCGATGCAGTCATCGGCAACGTTCCGTTCGGTAACGCGCGCGGTCCGTCAGCGCACGATGATCCGGCCTATAAATCAGAAAAGCTGATTGAGCGCTATTTTGTCAACCGGGTTATTGATAAGGTTCGTCCGGGCGGCTTGATTGCGTTGGTTGTGCCGGTCAATATCATCCGGGCCAAAGGCAAGGCTTGGGAAAAGTTTCGCATTGCAATCAGCAAAAAAGCCGAGTTTTTGGGCGCCCATAAGCTTCCTTCGAAAACTTTCGCCAAGCAAGGCACCGATACCGTTGTTGATGTTCTGGTTATGCGTAAGCACAGCGCCGATTTCCTGAGCACTATTAACGACCTTCCATTCGATACATTGATAGCGGCCAATGTGGTATGGCCGGAATTCATCGAAGGCCGATACTGGCAAGGCGAAGGCAAGCGCTTTATTCATGGTGAATTTGTACCCAAAGACCCGACCAAGTTCCGCGACACGGACAAGGTTATTGCCGGCGAGAATTTTACTGACGAGTCATTAAAGCGCGCGCTGGCTGTTAAGTTTTCCAGTCGCATTGACTGGACCATGTTGGATGCCGCCGAGCCCATTGTCCGTAATTATACCGAAGGCGACCGCCGGGAAATGAACGGCCTTGATTATGAACTGAAAGACGGCGTATGGATGAAGGTCGCTTATACAGACAATACGGTTGCGCTGGATTCGGCCATCTATGGCGTTGAATCTATGACCGCATTGCAGTCAATCATGCAATCGGAATCGGGCATTTTGTCGCTTGGCTGGGGGCATATTGAGTCAATAGCAGAAACATTCCCGAACATGGTCCCGCAAAGCGTTAAAGATGCGCTCAAGTTCTCCCGCCTACAGCCGGATGATGTGCAGTGGAGGGCATTCCGAGGCGCTGTCATCGGAGCAAAGATTGAGGCCTATACCAATGGCCGAACCGACGATCCAGGCGAATTGGCTGAATTAAAAGAGCTGATTCTGCATGAAGTTATCCAGTATGGCCCCCCGAAAGATATTAAGGGTTTGGTACTGGCCGGAAACGACTCTAAGCGCCTGGGCATGTTTATCAACTCAGTGGACGAGTCCGGTAATTTCTCCGCTTTGATCGAAGCTGGCTCCATCCAGCAAGAAACCGACAGCTTTAACTCTAAAGACGTGCTGTCGATTATCGATTACTTGTTCGAGCAGAACCAATACCCGATTGAACTTGGGGTCGTACTATCACTTTACGACGGCGACATGCTCATAGAGGACCTTGGCGACATAGTTACCAAAATACCTGGACTGGCCGTTTCTCCGGATGGATTCATTTACCCATTCGACCAATACTGTTCTGGGCTGATTTATCCAAAACTCAACGCGATGCGCGATGCGATGGTGCAGGAAAAGGACAAGCGCATTATTGAGCAGTACAAAAAGCAAATTGAAAGCATTGATACTAAGTGCCGCAAAACGCCGACCGAAAATATTACGTTTGGGATGCGGCAAAAATGGTTCAACCATACTGCTTACGCGCTGGAGTTCTTGAAAGCCAACGGCTATAACCGAGCCATCGACTATAACGAAGAGCGCGGCGAATTCGTATCCAACAGCACCGGTGGCATTGCATCACAAATCGTCAATTATCTGAACGATAAGCCGGTAATGGGCGGCGTCAAGGTATCTGAGTACAAAGACGGTATTCGTGCGCTGGAAGAGCAATTTGACGCCTTCATGAAGTCGCACGCCGATAGCGAAGACTTGACCAGCGAATATAATCGTAAATTTAACGGTTATGTCGAGTTCGATTACAGTTCAAGTGATTTGAAGCTGAAAAATATCGATGATAGATTGGTTCCGCACAGCTATCAAAACGAGGCGATACGACGATTATCACGTGAAGGGATCGGTATTTTAGGGTTCGATGTCGGCCTGTGAAAAACCCTAAGTTCGTTTGCGCTGCAAGCTTACAACGAACAAATGGACCGGTCTAAGCGGACTTGTATCGTGGTTCCTGATGCGGTGCTGGCGAATTGGTATCATGAACACCGGGCGTTTTATAAAGACACATCGAAGATGCTGTTTGTTGGCATGTCGCCTAAAACAAATAAAGACGGCGGCATTCAACGCGAGCCAATACTGGACGAGCAGGGCAATCCAAAGCTGGTCAATGATAAGGAAATCTATCAAGACATCCTGACTAAGGACAACAAGGACATTATCTGGGATAAGATGCACAAAATCCCGCAGTCTAACTTTTCCTTGGTGGTGATGTCGCATTCTCGGTTCGGCATGATTCCGGTAAAGGGCGACACCAAGCGTAAATACGCAGACCTGATGATGTCGCGTGAGTTATTAAGTGCCGGCGAGGCCGACAAGCTGATGAGCGCGAATCCAGGGAAAGTATCGTATGCAGATGCGCAAAATAATGACCGGTTAGGGCAGAAATACTCGGACGAAGGCACGACCAAGCAGGATGCTTACCCATATTTTGAAGATATGGGTTTTGATACGGTTATCGTGGATGAGGCGCATTTTTTTAAAAATTCATTTTCTCCGGGTAAAGAATCGCAACGCATAGCGTACCTGCCAACACCGAACCCATCACAACGCGCTATCGATATGTCGCTGAAAATGTCCCATATCCGGGAGATTAATGGCGGTAGGGGAGTAATTTTACTTTCAGCCACTCCTGTTACAAACAGTCCTTTGGAGATTTACAACATGCTGTCTTTGTTGATCCCAATGGAAGAGTTTGAGGCGTTTGGGGTGTACACGCCTGATGATTTCGTACGCGTGTTCGGCGATATTCAGCACATAGAAAAAATGAAGGTATCCGGGGAAATCGGCAATGTTGATGCAATGGTTGGCTTCCAGAACCTTGACGGTTTGCGTTCGCTGTTCCACAAATATTCCATTATCAAGAATGCCGACGATGTGAAACTGCCATTGCCGGATTCAGAAGAAGTTCAGGCAACCGTGGAATTGTCGGATGAGCAACAGGAAATTTATGTAGGGTTAAGAGCTGAAGCCAAAGACGCCACATCAGGCGATCAGAAGGTACGCGAAGCGGCAAGGCCGCTTTTTTCCATCATCCGGGACATGGATAGGACTACGACAGACCTTGATATGTTCCACAAGCGCATTACCTTTATTTTCAAATCAGAGTTTAAAGATGCTGTTAATTCAGCGCTGGTTAAGATGCCAAAAACCGTGCAGCGCAAAGAATACGACTCCGATCAGGAAAAGGATGTTGTTATCACAGTACCGTTTGAATATGAAGTCACCGAGAATAATGGCAAGATTATTGTGATGATGACCGATGCCGGCGAAGAGGATATGGTTAATGCTATCCAGAAAGTCGGTATTCCAGAAGATGAGGTAGCGCACCCAATTACGCCAAAGTATGCCGAGTTGCTTAAAAATCTGGCTCATGAAATGGAATTGGGCGGCAAGCAGATCATTTTTATCGAGGAAAAAACCCAGCACAAAAAGTTGGCTCGAATCCTGGTCCATTTTCTGCCGATTACCTTAGCGAACATTGGCATTATCAATGCAACCGATGCCGCCGGCGAAAAGTTGCAGCGTATTTCCGACGATTATAATGCTGGAAAAATCAAGATTGTGATTGCCAACAAAAAAGCCGAGGTCGGAGTAAACCTGCAAAAAGGTACGTCAGCGATCCACCATTTAACTTTCCCTTGGGTACCGGCCAGTATGCAGCAGCGCAATGGCCGAGGCATCAGGCAAGGCAATACCGTCGAAACAGTGCGTATTTACCATTATATCGGCAAGGGTTCGTTTGACCTATTCAGGCTAAACCTGATCAACCAAAAAGGCAGCTGGATTAACGATATTTTGCGCGGTACCGAGTCCAATATGGAAAGCAAGGGCGACGGGCATTTGTCGGCCGAAGATGTGATGGTGCTGCTGTCGGATAATCCAGAAGAAGCGCGCGCGAGAATGGAAGAGTCCAAGGCCAAGCGCGAGAAGGCTAAAAAGGGAAAAGCCGATAAAGCGATGGTGATTAACTTGAACCAGCTTATCGAAGCGCGGCGCAAGTTATCCTTGCTGTCTGGATGGAAAGCTGACGAAAAAACCAAGATTGAAGACGAAATCAGCAAGCTGAATGCCCGCATCGAGGCCCACCAAGACGACGGCACCGAAGATGCCAAAAACAAACTGATCGACTTAAAACGCAAGCGTACGATTCAGGCGAATAAACTATCAGGGCTGGATGCCAAATACCAAGCTATCGAAGAATCGGCGGCGTCTTCCGTGAAGCAGAAGACAGTATTCCTAAAGGCTAAGGCTGCTTCCGGTGAACTGCCGTTTGATACCGGTGCCATTGATAACCCGGATTCCGTGTTGATTACTCGGGATGGCCGGGTAATACGTGCCGGCATGGTGTTCGATTTCACCACGGAAAAATACGGCGGAACGGCCATTACCGGGTTGCGCCTGGTTTCGGCGATTGATTCAAAAACTCAAGCGGTATCGTTGCTGTCCAAGGGCTCAACCTATGTGCAAAATATCGGCCTGGGCGAGCTTTACCGTTACGCTATGAAGACGGTGGCGATGACAACCGAAGAATGGGATCTAATGTCTAAATTGTCGCGGGAATTATCGCTACAGGAAGTCATTGACCTGGGCCGCGATACCGTTGATAAATTCAAGTCCGAAATCAAGCTGAAGTACGCTGAATATTACCTTGTGGATGCCGGTGACGGCGAAGTGCTGATAGTAAAAAACAACAGCTCTTATGAGACACTGGACAAAAAGGCGTTCACTTGGCCGGAACTGAAAAACGAGGCGCAAAAATGTAGCGTTGCCAAGTATTACCTGGGCAATACGCTGTATGGTGTTGATGATTTTATGGCGTTATTGTTTGGCGCTGAATGGAAAACGGTGATTGAGCAATTTGCCGAAAATGCGACTCAAGAGGATGTTATTAAATCCTGCAATGCGGCTTATCTGGACATTGTTAAGCGTGTTTCTAGTGGCGATGAATTTCTATTTATGTCATCAAACGCCAATTACAACCTATCGAGTGTTATAAATCAGATTGTACCGGATATTACTGGCGACAACCGGCAGCAAATAAAAACTTGGGTTTCCGAGTTTATATCCGGCCGTAAAGTCTGGTACGACGAAGAGAGTATTAAGCGCAAAGCCGAAGCCGACCAAAAAGCACGAGAAGCGCTTAAAAGCAGTCCTGACTACAAAGAGGTTCCTGCTGATGTGACCAGCCGACTCGCAGCAAAAGGCATTACAGCAAAATACAATGCCAGTTCTATTTATGCACGCCGTAATTGGCCTGCTTTCTCGTTGCTATTACTTCAAGATGAAAGCGGTAAGAATGGCTTGCTGTTTGCTACCAAGGACCGGTTAAAGAGTTCATTTGGCGCTCAGTTTGGTGCCGATATTTCCGGTGATTTCCGGGGCGCTTGGTGGTATGTTTCATCTAGCACTGATATTAATGCGCTGGTTTCGGTTGTGCTTGATGAAAAAGAAGTAGAGCTGGTTAATGCCAACAAGGGCGCCCCAGAAAAACTTAAAATCCCGGCTGGCAAGGTTGCTGTTGGCGATATGTTAGCGGGATTTACCGTAAATAGCCTAGGAAAAACCTGGGAAGCCAAAAGCTATGATATAAGTTCAGTAAAACGAGATTCCGGCTTCGATATTGAAGAAGGTGATTTAATTCAATATGCAAGGTTCTAACATGCGACTTTATAACAAACAGGATTTACAGGACCCATTATTCGAGGCGCTGGACAATAACAAAAGCGAGGTCGAATTTATCAAAAAATACGCTACCAATGTCGGTAAAATCATCAAGAAAAAGCCGCAGTTTTACCGCTATTTTGGTCCGTACTGGTGGGCTTTAAAAGCCATTATGCTTAAGTATGATGTGCCGGGAATTGATGACTTTATCGACTTGGAGTGGCTTGATCGAATCAATCTTGCCGGCGATTCTTACGTTTGTGTAGCGGCATGGGCCATGCAGGAGAGCCGAATAGAGGCCATGGAGTTACCTACTAATTTGGTTATGTTGGAAGATGAAGACGGCAATGTAACCGAGTGCGTAGTCATTGACCCATTTCTTGAGGCGCTAGTTAAGAGCGGTTGAATGCAATTAATGCGACTTCGATAAGTCATAACATCGACTAGCCATATTCCACCGGAAAACCAACCAAAAAAACCACAACTGACGCTCCATAATTAGCCAAACTACCATCATAGCGGCTAATTATGGCGAAAATCTTCTCACAGCTTGGTATATCAAAGCGTCAATTTATGACGACGCATGTTGATCCTGCTAAGCAAATTTCACAGGCCGATACATTCCTTTACGGTTCTGGAACCACCACAGTAGCAACGCTGTTAGGTTCCGGTAGGCGCGTAGCCAAGGCCCGGCAACTGATCTATGAAAAGTGGTCGACCATGGAGGCTGACGCAATATGCTCATCGGCTTTGATGCTACTTGTTACCACGGCACTCGGCGGGCATGAAACCACCGGGCAAATGGTCTTCATCGAAAAAAACCCAAAGCACCAAGACGACAAGCGCATGACTGCTATGGTCGACGAGATTGCCGAAGATTTGACCGGGCTATTTAATCGTGTCGCCTATCAAATGGCCTATACCGGGTCCGCATTCGGCGACTCTTATGCACGTATTTACAGCAATGGCCGTGGCGTTATCGACCTTTACACGGACGAAATGGTTCGTCCGCCACTGGTACAGCCGTTTGAGCGCGGTAGTCGCACTGTCGGCTACGCGGTCTATGTCGGAGAGCGTAATTTCGAAAAACTGGACGTTACCCAGCTGGCCCGGTTAAAAATGCCGCGTACCCAGTGGGTGCCGCAGAACGGCGTTGTCGAAAAATCATTGCGGATTGCGATTACTGAAGACGATCCTGATAAGCTGCCAATTATGCCCGCTATGGCCGGCGGCTCATTGCTTTATAACGCCGAAGAATCATATGACAACATGGTTGCATCCTTAATGGGCTTGGTCGGCCAGCGCTGGATGGATTCGATTGATGAAAAAATGCTCTCGGTCAATCTGGAGTCCATGACCGTTGACCAACAAGACAAGTTCGTCGGCTCGATTGTAAAAATGCTCAAGCGGTCAAAGGAGCTGGCCGAAAATGCCGTCAAGGGCGGAAAGCCGATCATGGAGCGTATCCGGCATATCATTCCGGTATTCAATGAAAAGCAAGTCACGCAAATTGACGCATCCGGCGCACAAACAGGCCGTTCCGGGACTATTTCCATTGAAGATGTCATCCTACATGCCCGGCTAATGTCCGGCGCTATTGGCGTTGATTTGGCGATGCTGGGTTTTGCCGACCAGCTCAGCGGCGGACTTGGTGATGGTGGTTTTTTCAGGGTATCGGCTCAGGCCGCAGAGCGCGCGCGGGTGATTCGTTCGGCACTGGCCGATTTCTTCAACGATGTCATCGATATTCATACCCTTAAGCGCTATGGCGTGGTTTTCCCGGCCAATGACCGGCCTTGGGCAATGAATTTTTATGGCTCCATTTCCTCACTCGAAGCCGAAAGGCAGCGCAGCAAAGTAGACGGCGCCAACGCGGGAATGGTCTTGGCGCAAGCCATTCAAATGTTCAAAGACATGGGCTGCACGTCTGAAATTTTAGCGGACATACTCAGCAAAGAATTTCTGCTAGACGAAGAGCAAGCCAAAATGTACGCCAAGATTTTGGATGTTAAGCCGCCCGAGCCGCCTGAAGGCGATGGCGGCAATGGCGGTGGGTTTCGATGAGCCTATACGACGACATTTCAAACTCACTTTCCACAAAAGGACTGACAACCGCAGTAGGCGACGGAGTTAACTCGGCGCTGGGCGGCGTCGGTGAAGGTATAGCTGGAGCGCTGGGTGGCGGCACATTCGGCAAGGCCGTTTCCAATATCGGCACCAGCATGGCTCGTAATGCCGCCGTCGGCCTGGTCAATAAATACGTACCAGCCAAAGTGCAGCGCCTGGCGAATGCCGGTACCGGTGCATTGGGCGACATCATGAACGGCGATTTTAACAATGCCGGTCTTCGCCTGCTGGATTCTGGACTGCTCAGCGAGTTTCTGCCCGGCATGGATGGCGTCGGTTCTCAAGCTCGATACTGGGGAACGCCGACGCCGCTATTTGGCGGCATAACCCCGGCAGAAGCACGAAGCATCTATCAAGAAATGCGCAGCAATCAATATTGTCGTAAGAATTTATGGCTGATTGAGGTTGAAAGCTGGCTGCTTGATGATGTTTCAGGCCGATTCAATATGTTTGCTATCGATCTTGAATATACGCCGCTGACTATCTCCGGCGAAAAACGTAAGATCGGCGCAGCCCATGTGGATTGCGTCAACTCGTCCGATCCGATTGAACTGCGAATGACCACGATGGATGATACCAGTGGATTTGTTAAAAGCTGGTTCCGCACCCATTGCGCCGCCGCAGCCGCACCAGACGGCACTGTAGGCGTTCCATCCGAATATGCTATCAAGATAAAAGTCGTTCACGGCTTCATTACCCAGAGCAGTAACCTTGGCGGTTATCAGGATCTTGGGTTATTCCGTTGCGCATCAATGGACGTAAGCCTGTCCCGTCGTGAAGATGGGTTGCAAGAACTACCGTTAACATTTGTCCAGTTGGACACCTTTATTAAACCGTAAATCATGCCTCTACAATCCGACTCACAAGGCTTTTTAATCGGCGATGTCGTTACCGATATTCGCCGTGCAACCGATCATCTTCTGGCAATCCGCGCCGATATAAGGGCAATTAAAAACGCAGTTTCCGGCGTGTCGCCTGGGAGCCGAGAAAGCGGCAATGCTCGCGGTTCCGACAGCGGAGGCAGTATCCGCGCCAATAGTCTCCGCAGTAGCACTGCTACACCAACCGGCTCGGTAGGTGGAAATCCAAGTCCGGCGATTAGGGATTTATCATTGATAAATTCCAATGAAGTGGCTACGCCAGGTGGAAGAACCCGTGATGCTTCTGGAAGATTTATTGCAAACAGAAATGCCGGGGCGGATTCATCTGGAGCGCCAGGTGATGATCCCGAGGATAAAAATAAAAATAAAGAAAAAGAACAGGGTCGCCTTTTAAATGGCTTCGCAAACCGGATTGCCACAGCCATAACCGCAACAACTGCTGGCGCCGAAGAAGCCGATCCAACCATCAAAGCATTTAAAGAAGTCGCTGAACCGCTTGCCCGAGGTTATGAAATATTTGCCGGTGGTGACAAAAAAGAGCGCTGGTATAGGAAAATATTTGGCGTACTCAATAAGATTAGAGGAGAAGAATCGATATTCAACCGCATAGCCAGAAGTTTGCATAATATTGAGAATAACCCTGGCGGATCGGGTGGTGCCGGTGGAAGTGGCGGTAGTGGTGGAGTAGGTGGCGGCTTAATAGGCATGTTGGCCGGGCTGATGGGTGGTAGAGGCTTGCTTGGCGCGGGTAGAGGATTGCTTGGTGCTGGAGCGGGATTATTAGGCGGCGCAGGAAGGGGTTTGCTTGGTGCAGGCAAGGGATTATTTAAGAGAATACCTATTCTTGGCGCCCTACTTGGTGGCATGACAGCCGCTTCTGATGTTTACGGGGCTGAAAATGATAATACCTTAGCGCGCGGGGAAAAAGACAGGCGAGACGGCAAAGCGGCCGGCGGCTTGGCCGGAAGCTTCGCGGGGATGGCAGCAGGAGCTAAGCTGGGTGCAATGGCGGGAGCTTTTGGTGGCCCCATTGGTGCGGCTATAGGGGGGGTAGTCGGCGGCGCAGCGGGAATGTTCTTCGGTGATCAAGCTGGGCAAATTATCGGCGAGAAAATGGGGGAATGGACAACCCAACTTCGTGAGGCGGACATACCTGGCAAGATTGTTGGGGCGTGGGAAACAACAACCAGTGCCATAAAAAGCGGCTGGGACGGCGCTTTAAAGCTGATGTCAGATACTTGGGGCAAAGCCAAAGACCTTGGCAATGCGGCTAATGACTTTGTGAAGGACAAGACCGGGATTGATGTAAAAGCAGAAGTTAAAAACGCCTATGACGACGTAGTTAAATATACCACAGATACCGTTATTCCATCCTTAGTAGACCTGAAAAACAAGGGGGTTGATGCAGCGGGAAAGGGTGCTCAATGGGTTGGTGAGAACACGACAGTAGGCAAAGGAGCCAAGGCCGCATGGAATGGAATGAAATCAATTGGTGATATTTTACGTGGTGGCGAAAGTGGTAAGGAGGGCTATAACGCATATAACCGCGGTACTGGGTTAGGATCAAATGGGCATAGAGATTTAACCAATATGACCATTGCTGATATTCAATCAGCTCAAGAATTACCAAAGAGCGATAAAGGCAGATTAATGGCTGTTGGCAAATATCAAATGATGCCGTCAACATTAAAAGAGGGGGCTGAAGCATTGAAGCTTGGGTCGGATGCAAAATTCGATGAAGCAACTCAAGAGAAGCTATTTAGTCAGTACCTACTTGGCAAGAAGCGCCCACAAATTCAAGATTACATCACAGGTAAAAGCGATGATGCGCAAGCTGCTCAAATAGCCGGCGCAAAAGAATGGAGGTCGATTGCTGACCCGCGAACAGGAAAAACCTATGCAGATAAAGGCGCTTCCGGCAATAAAGCATCTATTTCATCGGATGACTGGTTGTCGTCGATGGATGCAGCTAAAAAACAATACCAAGAGAACCTAAAGCTGGGTTTAAATGAAACAGAGGCATACAGCAAGGCCGTTTCCGGACTACAAGCGGTCACCGCTATTAATGAAGCGGGAACGCCAACCGCCATGCCGTCTTTAGCCGACGATCCAACCCAGAGCGGCCGCTTCAAATACGAAACGCTTGAAGGCGGAACTGTTCAAGTAACTGATAGTCAAGATGGTACGATTTCACTTGCCAGCGACGAGCAGGCCAACGCCTACAGAAAGCAGCAGGGTAAGCCGTATTTAGATGCGTTTGCTAAGGCCAATAACCCGGATTCTTACAGGTCGCTTAATAGCTTCGTATCGGGACCAGGCAACGCCGCCCAGGTGCAAGTTGCCTCAGCACCGCCCATAAAACCGCCGGTATTCGCGCCGCCTCCGCCAATTCCCGAAGCACCGCCGATAATCGAGCCGCTGGCCAGTAATTCAAACCGCAGTATGACGGTATCGATGCCAGCACAGGATGTTGGACAGGATGTTAAGGATAGAGGGATTGCGCACATTGTTACAGGAGGATATTCAAGTCGCGGGTAAATCATTTTCCTTTCAAAGCATCCCGTAAGCCAGCAATTCCTTTTTTATGGGATTCTGCGTTAAACGCTTTTGGCTCTGTTTTTTTCGGTGCTTTTGAACGTGAATCTTCGAGCGCTTTGCGAACAGATAGTCCTTTATCAAACGATACCTGCGCGCAATCTTGAATACCGCGAACATCAAATTCATCTATTTCTTCGGAAGCCAAAGCTTCGGCAAGGCCAATGGCCGCCAATGAAGACATTTTTGCATGGTCGCGGATGTTTATTTTTTTTGGAAGATTTGGCTTGTTCTCGCGAATGCCTTGTTCTATTTCAGATTTATTCTTGTTAAAAATGCCCTTGTAAATCTTATTGGTGCATTGGCCTATTTCATGGCCGGGCTTAACATCATGCTCTATCAGAGTTGATGTATAAACTTTACGTGTGTCGATATACTGCTCGCGCTTAGAGATCCATTGATCGTCATGCCCTTGATTTTTCCATGACGCCTTTGCTCTTTCTCGGCTCCGAGTTATACCAAGCTCGGGATCTATAGTTTCTTCGAGTCTTTCCTTAAACACCTGATTAACAGCAAGATGAAGCTCTGGAGAAAGATATTGCGCATAAGACAAAGCGAGCTGCCAGTGCGCCCAGGTGCCGCCATTAACTCCACGTCTTGTTTTTAAAACGGGGGATTTACCCCCATTTATTGATTCTATTACCTTTTTGGCACTAATTAACCTGACATGAGATTTAAACCATGCAAACACAAGACTGGCAGGCGACCGCAAAGAACATTCTAAAAGCAGAGCTAAAGCGTAAGGGGGTTGATTACGAAACCCTTGCTGAGAAGCTTAAGGGATTTGGGATAGAGGAAAGCTATAACAGCATCAATACCAAGATCAACCGGGGAACCTTTACCTTTCAGTTCTTCTTGCAGTGCATGAAGGCTATCGGAGTTAATGACATTAGACTTTACTAGAGGAAGCATAAAAATATAAATGGGAATAATTTGGGAATATTTTGCTATAAATTTTCAGTTTTTGTGTATAATGGATTATCGAAAAAAGGTAAGAGGATTATGATGATTTCAAGCGCTGAAGCTGTAGAAATTTTAGAGTTACATTTTGCTGCATTTCATAAAGTCGCGCATGATGCGTGGGATGCATATTTGGAAATACCTGAGAAATCCAGAATGGGACTCTCCAAGCGTTCAAGAGCTAGCATAGTGCATGATTACATGATTCTTGAAGCTGCAAAATATGCGGACTCAGCAGATGGAATTAAGTTATTTAATCTTAAAATGCTATACGGATTGGTAATTGACAATGTTGCCATAAGGTTTAAAAAATTTAATGAGCTCAATTTATCAAGCAATAATTTAACCGCTCAAGTTAAAAATTTTAGGAACCAGCTTCAAATAGAAGGAATTCCAGCCATTTGCCACCTAGAAGTTGGATATAGCCTAGATGATCATGAAAAAGAAATTTCTCAAGTTACGCTGGCATGTCCGGGTGGAGTAAGAAGTAACATTTGGGAAATGGAGCTCAATGGGGCAGAAGCTATTCCATTAGTTGAAAACATATTTGATTCAATTAAAAAGGACGACATAAAACCTTCAATAATCAAATCGAAGAAAAAAGGCGAGGTTATCCCGATTGGAATAGCCTCAGGAGAGCAAAAAGATGGTAACGACGACAAGTAAAATTAATGGAGACCTACTAATTCTTGCTAGAGAATATCGTGCAATAACGCAAGAAGAACTCGCAAAAAAAATAAATATTGCCCAATCTACTATCGCAAAAATTGAAAATGGCATTAAAAATGATGTTGATAATGAGATGGCTGAATTAATATCCAGAGAACTAGACTTTCCCGTCGAGTTTTTTTATCAGCAAGAGGATATTTTGAGTTTTGGATCGAGCGCTTATTTTTATAGAAAGAGGGCAACAATGCCTGCATCTGAGCGAAAAAGAATCCATAGCATTGTTAATATCACAAGAATAGGTATAAAAAAAATTCTTAAATTTGTTGATATTGAGCCTACCTTGTCTCTTCCTGAAGTAGAAATTGATGAATATGGCAATAGCGCCTCACAAGTTGCAAAAGCGATCAGGGTTTTTTGGCATTTAGCCGACGGCCCAATAAAAAATCTTACAGGATTGTTAGAAAGCGCAGGAATTATAATAATTCCATGTGATTTTGGCACGAGAGCAATCGACGCGACCAGCTTAAGACTCTCTGAGATGCCGCCGCTTATCTTTATAAATAGAGACATTCCTGGGGATAGATGGCGATTTACTTTAGCTCATGAGTTAGCTCATCTGATCATGCATCGAATTCCTCACGAGAGAATGGAGCAAGAGGCAGATGAATTCGCAGCAGAATTTTTAGTTCCTGAAATTGAGGTTAAACCCCAATTCAGAATGATTCCAACTTTAAAACTACCGGATTTAATAAAATTAAAAGAATTTTGGAAGGTTTCTATAGCTATGCTTGTAATGCGCGCAAAGTCGCTGGATATAATTAATGACACACAAGTGCGCTATCAATTCATGATGTTAAGTAAAAGTGGTTATCGTATTAATGAACCAGCTCCTTTACAAAAAGAAGTTACAAGTAGTATTGGCAGGATTCTATCTGCAATGGTTGATGACAGCGGATTAACAAAAGAAGATATAGCAACAGCACTCAAGTGGTCTGTTCGCGATACGGAATATTTACTTCCTTTACCGTTTCAGGTCAATAGAACTCAGTTACGACTTGTAAGGCAGGGTAATAAAAGATATTAATAAGATTCGAGCCAATGACGCGCCAACGTCATTGGCTCCTAGTGACATGGAAGTCGAGCATCCCTCTGTCACCTACAGCTTGTCCTAGCAGACTCCATGAATAATAGTCTATTCATAGGTTGTAGGCAAATATTGCTCTCCATATTACTTGGAGATAAACATGAGAAATGTTTACAACAGAGTAAAAGATGTATTTGTTAACAAATATACTCGATTCCGTTTCGGACGTATCGAGCATGTTTGCCAACATTGGCGGTCGCATCCTGGGCAGCTAGATTTGTTTAATTAATACTGCTATTTTGCCGTGCCATTTGAAAATAATGGCGCGGCATTTTTATTTCCGCCTTTGTGCGGCTGCTACATAATACTGAAAAATAACGAAAGTTGTCAATTACTCGGATTTTTTAACAAGTTCAACTGATATTAATTTTTTAAGTGTTCCGCCATATTCATTTTTTTCCACCATTGCAGTGGCTTTGCAAACATCGCCGCCATGACATTTATCAAATATTTTTTTTGACTTTGGGTCATTAGAAATAAAGGTTATGTCATTGCCACTTTCGTCAGTAATTGATGAGTCTAACGTACCGTATTGCAATACTCCGGTGACAGTTACTTTCTCATCTTTTGCTTGAGCAGAAAACGCAATAAATAATCCTAACGCCATAACAACAACTTTTTTCATACCATTCTCCAAATTTAATCGCTAACAAAAATCATAAGCCGCGCATGGTCGCCGAAGCTGGGCGTTATGTCAATCGTGTTAGGGTGCATAAAGTCGGAAAATCAGAGAAAAGCTTTATAAATCCATGAATATAATAAAGCCAACTATCGGGGCGTGTCGCTTGCTCGGTCGTACTTAGTTTGTTTGCAGTAAAGACATGACATTGCAGGCCAAGCCAATAATTTGCATGAAAAAACCGGCTGCTAATAACTTGGTCCCGGTTTTTTCTGCCTCATTGACTTGGTTATGCATACCATGAATCTGAATATTACGAATATTCTCCCCCCTTGCTCTGGCGGCATTGACTTGAAAATTAATATCCAGCGCCCGGACAGCCAAAGAGAGCGAGCCAAGAATTTTTGTAACCCTCCACGATACAAGCAAGGTTCCAATAAACATGAAAACAGCACTCAGTATTTTTAATAGATTTACATCAATTTCGAGGATCATAAAAATGTGGCCATTTAAAAAAAGTAAAAAATCAGAACCTGTAAAAGATTTATATTCGTTTACTCCTCAAGACGATATTACCGCTCTTGAATGTGCTGATTTCTTAAGTGATTCGACTAGGTTCAGAATTATAACCGAAGACTATGTAAGCAATCTTCCCGACTCGATGAAAAGGCATTTCCAAAAAATATCTGCATCCGATTGCGAGTCCAAGCAATAGCTCGGGATAAGCCGCTTTTTTCGCCATAGGAAAACGGTGTAAATACAACTAAATTTAGGCAATAACATAATGACTCTATAATTTTTACGGAGTCAATTGTGAGCAATTTAATCAAAAGCAACGCGGTCGCAAGACTTCTTTCTGTGACCATGCATACTATCCGCGACATGCGGCGTGACGGACTTCTTCCGCTGCCTGTTGTTGTTGGAAAAAGCGAGTTATGGGTTGATGCTGAGATCGAATCCTGGCTAAAGTGCAAGTTAGCCGAAAGAGAGGGGTGCAACATGGATGTTGTTAACGACCTGCCTTGGCCTCCTGTTTTGTTGAGTGGCAGACAGGTAGCAAGTATTTTTAAGGTAATGGATGATACCGTCTTGGTCCTTGCCAAGGCCGGTAAATTACCAGGCGCAATTATCATCGCAAAGAAAAATTCTTACCGATGGGTTAAGTCTGAAGTTTATGACCTCATTAAAAAGCTTCTTTTAGAGAGAGGTTGCGCTAATGAAATACCTTCCGAGCCTGTTTTGATTGGCGCAAATGAAGTCGCTATAAAATTAGGTTTCACAAATTCCGGCTATATATCAGCGCTCAGCAAGAAAGGGGTACTGCCCAAGCCAATCACGATAGGAGGCAAGCTACTTTTTTGGGTTGAGTCTGAGATTCAGGAATATGCTGACAGCAAAATAGCGGAGCGTGACGCGGCTGTTGATGGGGGTGCGGAATGAGCCAGTTAATTCCATTCGAGTTTGAAAGTTCGTCTGTTCGCATAATTACCAATGATAATGGCGATCCATTATTTGTGGCGAAGGATGTTTCTGAAGCGCTGGGTTACGCTTGGTCCGGTGCCGCTACGATCAGGCATATACCGAATGAATGGAAGGGGGTTGATTCGGTTCCAACCCCCTCCGGAAACCAAGAAATGTCAGTACTTACAGAGCAAGGCTTGTACTTTTTCCTTGGTAGAAGTGACAAGCCAAAAGCGCTCCCAATGCAAAAATGGATTGCAGGCGATGTTTTGCCATCAATCCGCAAAACCGGCAAATACGAACTAAATCCAGCTGATCAACAATACAAATTGCCCGGCAATTATATCGAAGCTCTTGAGGCTCTACTTGAGTCTGAAAAGCAAAGAGCCCTGGATGCGCCAAAAGTCCGACTAGCCACACTCATTTCAGAGTCATCAAATTCTCGCTGCATTAGGGTTTGGGTTAAAGCCATGAAAAACGAGAATAACCTATGTGTTGGTGAGCGCGACGTTTTCAAATATTTGATCGATAAAAAGTACATCTTCAAGCCGAAAGGTGAAAAAGGCTATCTCCCATATTCCCGCCACGAATCAACAGGAACGGGTTTTTTCGCGGTTGTTGTCGATGAAATTAACGGAAAGCCAAGGCGAATGCTCAAGATAACAGGAAAAGGGGTTTTGAACTTAACCGCCAAAGTGATTGAGCATTTCAATGAGGATATAGCTGCTTAGCTACTCGGAAAACCCGACAAAGCAACAGAATCATGCCTCATATACTTGAGCCATGAATAAAATTACCGGAAGTGAAGTTCAGGGTATGGTTGAGCACTGGCTGAATACGCCAACCTGCGGCTATTTGGGGTCCGACTACGGTCAGGATGCTAAGGCATTACTGCAACTTCCGCAATCCGACGGTGCAGCCGATGACTTCCTGCGAAAATTGCGCGATGACGTTCAGATTTTGCAGGCATACCCGCCTGGAAGCCTGAATATTTACGGTGTGCACTCTGGAGCTGACCGGTTGGATCTATTTATCGAGGTAGCCGGGCCGGCTATTTCTGTGCCGGGCGTCAAATAATGCTGATTAAGGCTGATTTTTCAAAAGCGATTGCTGATTCTATAGTCAAATACCCGGCTATCGGCCCATTGTACCAGGCGGGAGATCCACGCATATTACAAGGACTAGATGCCATGGCAACCATGCTGGCAATGATGTCGGCGCAAATGGAAGCAGCCCAAGCCGAACCCTTTGAAAAAGTGCGTGACGCTACTGTGCTGGCCGACTCGGCCATGCGCGGCATCATCCGTAAGGCGGCACCGGGCCGGGTTAGAGTACGGGTCAGTAATAGCAACAACTCCAGTTTTACTGTGGAAACCGGCCGGGTTATCTTTGATTCGGTCGGCAATCCCTATATTGTCGAAACGGCGGCGGTTATTGCGGCGGGCAACAGCGGTACTTTTTACGCGATCCAGGTTAAGCACGACGTGATTACCCATACCGTTACCGGCAGCGTGCCGTTTTACGCCATTGAAATTACCGATCCCGGCGACGGCTCTTATTTAAGCGGGATTGCCGTCAGTGATTCGGGCGGCGAATATGAATACCGTGAGCGTTACGTCAACACTTGGCCGGATGAGCGGGTTTTTCACGTTGAGGTGGATGATAAGCAGCGAGTTTATGTGCGCTTCGGGCAAACTGATATTGTCAGTGTTCAGCCGTTGGACGGGCAGGTTATAACGCTCACTATTTCGCGCACGGACGGGGAAATAGCGCCGGCATCCGGCTCGCCGTTTTCGTTTGAATACCTTCAGTCGCCCTTGGAGTCCGGCATTGATCTGACAATGGATGCCTTGGTATTTAAGGGCCAAAACCCGCCCGATATGGCGACTTTGCGCGACCTGATTAAATACCCCTCTGTTTACGACCATAACGCGGTTTACCTGGGCGAGTTCGATTTCGTGGTGCGCCGGGCCTATCCCGATGTGAAATTTTTGTCGGTCTGGAATGAGTCTATTGAAGAAATGGTGCGCGGCGCTGATGTCGATAACATTAATACGCTGTTTGTCGCGGTGCTGTCAGCCGATGATAGCGAAACGGTTTTAACGGAGCCGGACCCAAATAATCCGGTAAGCCCAATAGTCATTCCTGAGTCTGAGTATACGGCAACTCATGTGGGTATAAAAAACACGATAAATGCAGCAGATGATAGCTACCGCGTAAGGTTTTTAACGCCGGTCAGATCGTTAATAGAAGTAACAGTCTCGGCTACGGTATCGACCAGCTATGTTGCCAGTGATGTCAGGTCAAAAATTATTGATGTCTTGCTTGCTGAATACGGTGAAGGCGCTGCGGCGTCAAGCCGGGGCTCGAATAAACTACTGTACCGCCTCATATATGCCTTACTGAAAGAAAGGGTGCCAGCGCTATCCGATGGCAATGCCGATATTAGACTCACGGTTGCTGATCCAGTTGGCGAGTTACGTCCTGAACTTTGGCGTTGCGTTTCGACCGACAGTCTTACTGTGACCGTTACGCCGGTGAATATCACCCTGCCATCCTGGGGCCGATAGATGGATTTTCAAAACACCGAACTGCCTAAATTAACGCCGTTAAAATACAGTTTTGCGGCTGATGACGTTGAAAATGACCTACGCAATTTATTCATCGACCTATTTGAGACGTTACTGGCCGGTCAGGCATTCGATATAAATGTCTTGGGCGCGGCGCATCTTGGTAGCCTTGATCTGGTTCGTAAAATGGTCAATGCGGACGGTTTGGTTCTGATTGAAGGTGACCGGGAAGAGGCGGCAACCCGCTACCTGTATCGGGCATGGAAAGCTAGGAACTGTCAGGGCAGGGGCTTTCATTTCCTACGCACTTACTTACAGTTGCTGTTCCCGAATGCGGCTACGGTTGAGCAAATGGCACAATCAAAAATATCGCCATATCCAACCGGATTAAAGCCACTTCAAAGCACCGAGCCAGCAAGCCATTATTCCACAAGCCGAGTACGAGTAACCATAGATGCAAGGGTTACGTCATGGGAAAACGTCGAGAAAATGCACCCCATACTGCGCTCTATAATACCCGCACGGTTTTTACTCTATTTCACACTGCTTACTGTCTGGAACCAAAAGACTTATGCCGGGGCCGCAATGCTGTCATCTGGTATCGCAACGATTTATCCGGCAGCCAGTCAGCCTACGGAATGGAGTAGCAATACATTTATAGGTGCAGCAATGTCCAGTATTTCAACGATTACTATCTACCCACAATCATGAGTGTTTACTACACCCTATTAACAGCTGTAGGCGCGTCTGCGATGTCATACGCCGCCGCTCACGGCACGCCAGTAGTGCTGACCGAAATCGCCCTGGGTGATGGCGGCGGGTCGGTGCCGTCACCGACAAAAGACACGACTGCGCTGGTCAACGAGGTATACCGAGCTGACATTAATTCGATAACTCAAGATCCTGTGAATTCATCCTGGTTTATCGTTGAGTTGGTTATTCCGCCCGAGGTGGGCGGATTTACGATACGCGAATTCAGGATCGACGATGCAGCCGGAAATGCAATTTACGTCGGTAACTGCGCGGCCGAAACCAAGCCGGTTTTGCCCGAAGGTATGACACGAGACAGTATTTATCGCTTAATTGTTGAAACCAGCAATGCAGCGACAATCAATCTATCGGTTGACCCTACAATAGCCATTGCTACGCATGATTACGTACAGGGCGAGCTACAGAAACTTGATCATAAACAGTCGGTAAGAGTTGCTTCAACCGCCAATATCCCAACGCTATCCGGGCTGTTAACGATTGACGGCGTATTGCTTGTTGAGGGTGATCGGGTACTTGTCAAAAACAATACCACGGCCAGCCAAAACGGGATTTATATCGCATCGCCCGGTGGATGGTTGCGTGACGTCGATGCTAATTCAGCATTAAAAATCAATGCCGGAATGACGTTTGTTATTGAGGCCGGTACCGCCAATGCGGATACGGTTTGGATGTTGCTGACTAATAACCCCATTACGATCGGCACTACGGCACTGACATTCGACTGGATTGCCGGTGTTAGGGTCACAATGCCATTAGGGACCAGTGATGCTACAAATGCGTCAACCGCATTTGTGCAAAATACCGTAGGCGGCATGGTAACAAAGTCGGTCACAGGCGTTGGCGCAACCTTAACGCTGACTTCAGTTGAAGCTGGCAACGCAACAATTAAGCTGACCGGAACGTTAACGACAAACCTGAATGTTATTGTCCCGGCCGCCGTAACGCGCGGCTGGACCGTCATTAATGCGACTACTGGGGCTTATTCGCTCACCGTTAAACCTTCTGGCGGTGCTGGAATAGTCACCACCCAGGGTAATTCGATCAAGGTTTACTCTGACGGGACAAACGTTACCTCGTCAGAAAGAGACATTATTGCTGAACATGTGTCGGCTGCCGATCCTCATGCTCAGTACACAACGACAGCGGAAGCGGAAGCTTTAGCCGCTGATGCGATTTTTGCACATAACGCTTCATCTGACCCACACCCTCAATACACATCTGATGCTGAAGTTGACGCAAAAATTGCGGCATCAACGACTGCGTTGGGAATTCTTTACTTCATGGGACAACTTTAATGCCTGGGATGATTGGAAAGGCCGCGCTCGCGGCATCAACTTATACGTCGGTTGCGACCGTCACCACCGAAAAAACGCTGAATATTCGCGTGGTCAATCGCGACCTGATCAATCCGGCCGCAATACGATTGGCTATCTGTCCGTCCGGTTATGTGGCTCCGACAGCACCGGCGAACGCCGACCATATCGAACCAATCGACATCATACTGGCGGCAGGTGAAGTGATCGAAGAAACTGGGATAGCGGTCAGCGCAGGTGAGGTCGTGGTTGCCTATTCAAGTACGGACACAGTGACAGTCCGTGTTCACGGACATTAATAATAAGGAGCTATTATGGGACGTTTTTCAAACAAAGGTTCTGGCGGTTCTAGCAGTGTCGGCGGATCGTCGATACCTGCGATTACCTCCACGGTGACAGCGGGCGAAGTCGTCTCGCAAGGCCGACTGGCGGTGTTGGGGGCCGATAATCTCGCTTATATGGGCGATGATCCAAGTGTCGCCTTGAACGCAGTCCGGCCGATACTAAATAAGGCTATTGTGACTAATACGTTTTTATCGACGCTACCGACCAAGCCAGCCGGGGCGCTGGCTGTGAATGCGTCGAATGCGTCGAACACTTTGGGCCGTAGCCTTTACGGCGGCGCTGCGCTATCTAACGGCAATTATGTCGTCGCATGGCAGCTGAATGCTACGCCGTACACGGTTCAATTCGCCATCTTTAATAATGCCGGCGTGCAACAAGGGAGCGTTATATCGGTCGATGCGCTGACCGCAACCGACAATTCCGGGTTTAATATCTCTATTGCCGCATTGACCGGCGGTGGGTTTGCGCTTGCTTTTTCGCGTAACTTAACGCCTTGGGCGCATTATGCGGTTTACGATAATGCGGGCAGTGTCGTAAAGGCGCTGACAACATTAAAAACGGGCCTGTCGGGGGTGACGACGGTTAAAACGCTGGCGCTCAGCAATGGCGGTTTTGCTGTTGTCTATATGTCATTGGCCGATTCATTACAGAATTTCGTGACCTTCGATGCGTCCGGCACCATCGTAACAACTCACACCGCTATCGGCGGCGGTTACACGTCCGGATTCGTCGAAGCCGCAGCATTTACGGCGGCGCAGGGCGGTGGCTTTGTTGTGGCCTACAGCACATCGACAACCACAAGAGCTATAAAATACAGTAACGCTGGCGCTGTTGTGGTGGCTACGCAACCGACCGGCGGTGCGGCGTCAGGGTATAGCAATGTGTGCGTGCTGGCGGGTGGCGGTTATGCGGTGGCAACACTGACAGGCACGGATGTCGATGTCAGCGTGTTCAACAGCGCGGGGGTGCAGTTAGGTTCGACGACATCCACGGGTACAAGCGTGGCGGGAACTCCCGCCCCGGTGTTGGCGCCACTCAGCAACGGTGATGTTGCCGTCGCTGCGGGCGGGGCGGCGGGCAATACCACACTCAGTTATTGGAGCGGCACGACGGGGCTTAAATATGTATCAGTTCTCTATGCTACGCTGCCTCTTGCAGTCAATACGCCGGTGTCCATTTTGCCCATAAAAGCCGGAGGCGTCAGTGTTATATCCGGCAGCGCCCAAGCTGTTTTTGATGCCTCTGGGGCTCTTGTCAATGATGTCGGTACGGTAAATTCATCGTACGGCACAAGCGGCACATACGCCGTGCCTGCATTGCTGTTTACTTTAACCAGTTCCATCAAAGCTGCTGCTGATGTTGCGGCATACGGTTCGGTTTTGTCGGGGGTGTTGACGGTAGGGCAACTGAATATGTACATGCAAAAGCTGACGCCCATTGGTGTGTTCGCCGGGAGCGCGGCGGCGGGAGTGCCGGTACCCATCCAATACACCGGCAATGCAACCTTAACGACCGCATTTGCGCAGCCGATTAATATTGATGCCCAGGCGCTAAAGCCGCCGGGACAACGGATGAGTATTATAGGGAATAGCGTGATTATGCAGGGACTGCAACCAGCGAACGCATCAAAACGTAACATCAATTAACAGGATCTATCATGTCAACAGGACTCATTGCGGCGCTCAGCGCATCGACTTCGGTAACGTTCACCCCTGATTATAATGCCAAAGTGCTTATAAACGGGACGTGCCTGACAACCGCCGGAACAATCACTGTGAACAGTATCGGTGCGCTTTATCTGCCGAGTAATTCGTCTAATTCAATCACATTTTACGCGGCGGTGGGCATGCCGGTCACTATTGCTACCCCGGCGAATGTGACAGCTATCGTTTCTTCCCTTGAAGAGAGTTTATTATGAAAGCTATTTTTGTTGTTAACGGCGTAGTGGTAGGCCTCGGTACGGTTTATGCCGATGGTGTAACTATTGCGTCGCATATAGAAGACGCTCAGCGGGTTGATGTGCCTGACAACTCACCGGTCGGAATCGGCTGGATGATGACTATCCCTGAAATTATTTCAGATCCCGATGCTGAGATTGATCCTGTGTTGGCGATTGATGACAGCCCAATCGAGCCGGTCTTTAGCGCTCCGATCATACCGGTCATTAATTTCAGTTACCCGCAAGCAGCCGCGAAGGATGCTGACATTACGGTCAATTTGTCGGTTGTCAATCCGGCCGGTAATGCGCCGGTGCCAGTTAACGAAACCTATTATGTACCGCTGATGAATGTCATCACTGGAGCAATGGATCAAATGCTGGTTGTGCCTATTATTGACGGTGATGGACACGTTACGTTCAGCGTACCAGCGCCTGGGCGATACAGCATAAAAACCGATCTGATTTTGCCTAAGCCAACTGCACGATTCTCAGAAACGCCGGATATTGCAATTTATTAGCGCTCAAAACAAAAACGATTACGCTTTTTTTCTAAAAGATTAAAGCATTTATTCATTATTCCAACGGGTAAAAACAATGGCCGCAAAAACTGATTATTTTGAAAATAAATTAACCGACTTCCTTTTTAGAGGTCAAACGCTGGTGATTGGCGGCTCTACCGCGACATGGTCAGCGGCACCCACGTTTTACATTGGGCTGCACACTACTTCGCCAACCGATAGCTCAGCAGGAACGGAAACCTCTGGCGGCTCTTATGCAAGACAGCCCATTGCGGCTTCTTTAGCGAATATGGCGGGCACACAGTCGGACGGGTCAACGACTGCAAGTACTGGGACAAACGCCACGACCAGTAACAATAACGTCATCACATTTACGAACATGCCGGATACGTCAACCGTCGGCTTAGTGTCATTCGGTATTTACGACGCGGTTTCGGGCGGAAACTTGCTTGAGTATGCGGCGTTAACCGGTCAACCGATCAAGGCAAGTGCAGGTGCAACATTGACTTTCGCGGCAGGCGCTTTGACGATTCAGGAAGACAACTAAGCTCGACGAATAAAAGGGGAATTTAAAGTGCCTGAATATAAAGACGCGGTAAAAGACCAAACGACAACCACGGGAACCGGAACGCTTACTATTGCAGGCGTTGCTCCCGCAGGTGCGCGCACTATTGCATCGGCTCATACCAATGGCGCAACAGTGCGGTATCGAATCAATACCTCTGACCAGTCGGCATGGGAAGTCGGGCAAGGCGTTTGGAACTCCTCAACGACAACGCTAACACGGGATGTTGTTTACGCTTCTAGTAATGCTGGGTCTTTAGTCAGCTTTGCTGCGGGCACCAAGGCTGTTATCACAGGTTTAACCGCTGCCGACATGAATATTACGCCCACGGCGCTTGTTCTGCTTGCAACGCTTACGCCTACTGCCGCAGCAAATGTTGATGCTTTGTCGGTATTTACTTCTGCTTATGATAACTATCTGATTATCGGTGAAGGGCTTCAATGCGGCGTCAGTCAGGACATCCCGCAGTTTAGATTGGCCGTAGCGGGTGCCGCTGATACAGGTTCGAACTACTACAATATCAGAATCTCTATAGGAAGTTACAACACCACTACAGCTCAGACGCTGGGCGAAGTATCTGGGGGTGTGTATATGAGTGACTGGGCCGGATCAAATGCTGCTCGGGTACTTAATTTCAAATTGGAAGTGTTAAATGTTAATAGCAGCACCCAAAATAAAACAGTTCTTACAAGCTGTAGCGGGGTCGGTAATAGCACCCCTACATTCGAGGCAAGAATGGGGGTTACTCACTACGTAAATACGGCAGTTGTTACGGGCATACGGTTTTTCTGGAATACACAGAATTTCGTAGCTGGCGGAAAAATTCGCATATATGGTTACAACTAGGAGAAATTATGACCTATAAAGTTTGTTATTGGGATAGCGACTTGCAGAAACAGCTTGAGCGCGATGCTACCGAAGATGAAGCACTTGAAATCGATGCGCGCAAGGTTCCTGACCCAGCCAGGTTTCAGGCACAAATAGTTCAAGCAGCGCAGGATCTGTTAGACAATTTTGCAAAAACAAGAGGCTACGACGGTATTCTATCAGCTTGTAGTTATGCAGCATCCCCGACAGCAAAATTCTCATCCGAAGGACAGTATTGCCTTTCGGCAAGGGATTCTGTGTGGGGCACTCTCACGACTTTTCTTGGGGCGGTTGAATCGGGATCTGCATCAATGCCGTCCACGGTAGATGAAGTACTGGCAACACTTCCTGAATTATCCTGGCCTGAGTAGCTTTAGATGCTTGGCTTATCGCCGTTTGGTGCTTCGCCATTTGGCGGCGAGCCTGATGACATAATAATTGGTATAGCCGGCGGTGCTGTTAGTGTTGCCAGCGCTACTGGTTCGGCTACCGATAAGCTAAGCCTATCCGGTTCCGCTACAGCAACGGCGACAGACTCCAGCACCACATCGCTCAAAGTTTCGGCAGCGGGTTCGGCCGGTGCCGTTGCCAGTGATGGTGGCGTTGCTGTTGCGGTAGACAGCGTCAGAAGCGCCAACATATCGGCATCTATGTTTGGGGCGTCATCGTTTGGTGCGGAACCATTCGGTGCGGAGGGAGAAGGCGTTATCAATGGGTTTGACGGCCTCTTCGGAAGTGTTGCGAGTGCGGCAGGGGCAACCACAATAACCCTCGGTATATCCGGTTCTTTCGCAGCAACGGCGAATGAATCCGGCGTAGCATCGATAAGCCTATCAGCGGCGGGTTCCGTCACTTCTGTTTCGAGTGATACGGGAGCCGTAAAAAACACTCTCGGAGTATCTGGATCTGTCGCATCATCATCGTCGGATTCCGGCGCAGTATCGCTAAAAATCCCCCTCTCGGGTTCTTCCGCTTCCGTTTCCAGTGATGCAGGAGTCGCCACAAATACCCTCGGCGTATCCGGTGCAGCAGCAGCTATGGGTTCTGATGCAGCGACACTCGGCGTATCCATAGGTGGTTCGGCAACTTCCGTTTCAAACGATAGTGGCGCCGCGGTAATTATTGATAGCGTTACTTGTGCCAGCATATCGGCTTCAATGTTTGGAGCGTCGTCATTTGGGTCGTCGTCATTCGGTGCTGAGGGTGATGGTGTAATAAATGGTTTTGATGGCAGTGCTAACAGCATTGCCAGTGGTTCCGGCGTTGCCACCAACACGCTCGGATTATCCGGCTCGGTAACAGCAACGGCGACGGATACCGGTGCTTTAGCAATAGCTGAGGCATTAAGCGGATCGCCAACCGCCATTACCACCACCACTGGCACGGCTGTCGCTGTCGATAGCGTCAAGAGCGCAAGCATATCAGCCGCAATGTTCGGTGCTTCATCATTCGGGGCGATGTCGTTCGGCTCTGAAGGCGATGGCGTAATAAATGGCTTCGATGGTGTTTTTGCTTCCTTTGCCAGCGACACTGGTGCCGCTACCGTTGCTCTGTCTATATCTGGTTCGGGTGCATCGGTTGCGACGGATTCCGGAGCGCCGGTGGTCGTAATATCTACGAGTGGATCGGCTACCGCTGTTTCAAGCGATACCGGCACTGTCACCAATACGAATAGCTTATCCGGATCTAGCGCGGCGATAGCAACGGATTCCGGCACGGCGACACTCGGCATATCCCTAAGTAGCACGGCTGCTGCCACAGCCAGCGATACCGGTACCGGTATTGCCGTTGATAGTATTTCCTGCGCCAGCATATCGGCTTCAATGTTTGGAGCGTCGTCATTTGGTAGTTCATCATTCGGCGCTGAGGGTGATGGTGTAATAAATGGTTTTGATGGCAGTGCTAACAGCATTGCCAGTGGTTCCGGCGTTGCCACCAACACGCTCGGATTATCCGGCTCGGTAACAGCAACGGCGACGGATACCGGTGCTTTAGCAATAGCTGAGGCATTAAGCGGATCGCCAACCGCCATTACCACCACCACTGGCACGGCTGTCGCTGTCGATAGCGTCAAGAGCGCAAGCATATCGGCCGCAATGTTCGGTGCTTCATCATTCGGGGCAATGTCGTTCGGCTCTGAAGGCGATGGCGTCATAAACGGCTTCGATGGTGTTTTTGCTTCCTTTGCCAGTGACACTGGTGCCGCTACCGTTGCTCTGTCTATATCTGGTTCATGTGCATCGGTTGCGACGGATTCCGGAGCGCCGGTGGTCGGCATATCCGCGAGCAGCTCGGCCGGTGCCGTTGCCAATGACGGCGGCGCTGTAACAATTGCGAAAAATTTGCTTGGCGGTGCTGAATCCATAGCAACGGATACTGGACATATAGCAAGGCAAAATTTGCAAGGTGATGCTCAGACAGATTCTGAGTCCTTGGGCGAGGTACAATTATCTATCTCGGTTGAAGGGGGTTCCGCTTCCTCCAATTCTGCCACTACTGGAAATTTAACGGAGATTATTCGCAGTGCAAAAAGCGTAACTCCAGTAAGGACGGCAATTAGTGTAACGAAAAAACTAAGCGCAAGAAGTGTAATGCCGGTAAAAAATATAATCAATGTTGCGTCAAAATTAAGTGCTATTGACACTACACGCCAATACAGCGCCACAAGTCATACAATAATAAGAAGTTTAAGGATATTTGATGTCGCAGCTTGAAGAATTTGTCCATTTAGGATGCATAAATACCATCGAATTATCCTTGCTCGTCGATGAGGCTGTAATTACTCATACATCAATTACACGATGCCAGATAAAAATCGGCATCGTCTTGATAGATAGCGACATACTACCCGATGCATTTGATTTTACACATCCAGAAAAGCTTATTCTGAAATTTGGCGATGTGGGACTTACAGAGGGTGAATACCAGTCGAAACTTTATGTGTTTGAGGTTAATACTGAAGGTCGTATTTTCTGGTGCGACCTGAAGATAACGGTTATTGATGATGGTTTTTAGTTTGCTTGTCGATATAGGCACACAAATCGGTGTAGTTTACGGTTTTTAGGCATGTAGACACCTAAAATGGCGTCTACATCGCGTTAGGCCTCGCCACCGAAGCAGCGGGGCCGGTTGTTAATCTCGTCCGTACCACGGCATCCCTGTTTCTTGCTCCAGCGCATTAATTGAGCTTAATGCTTTCTTTTGCGCTATATCGAGGTAGGCAAGGCATGATGTCAACTGCCACAAGGTATCTCGGTGGACGATGACCAGTTTACTGTCGGGCAGGTCTATATGCTGGATGAACTCCACCAGCTTTTGCCCTTCCAGGTCTTTGCCCCATTTCCGTATCGCTTCGCGTAACTGCTCTTTGATCTTGTCGTATTGGCGCAGGCTCAAGGTGTGGGCGCGGCGCTCGATGGCGGATTCTACTTCTTTAGCAAATGGTCCGGCAGGCGGCAAGGTTTTGGCTGTTTCCGTAGCCTTGCCGTGCAGTTCGCTTTCCATGCGATTGAAGGTGGTGATGTAGGCTTCTTTCCATTGCGCGGCTTTTGCGCCAGTGAAGCCCATCGCCAAGAACATAAAACCGTCTCGGGTGATTTCGTACATGGTTTCTTCGCGGCTGGCGTTCTTACCTCCTACGACTTGGTATTTGCTAACGCCAAAATTGGCGGCAGCAAATTCTGGCGAGCATTCCAAACTCTCAATAGCTCGTAAAACTCGATAATGAGCTTTGCCAAAATGTTCGGCAATTTTCAGCGAAGTAGTTTTAATTTCACCGTTGATGATGGCGAGTTCTGGATTTAGTTCGGGCGTGGTTTGGGGCGTGGTATTCATGATTGCGACCTTTAAAAACGAGTTTAAAACCCGCCTCCAAACGATGCCAATCATAAGGAGACGGACTGAACGAAGTTGGCATACCGAGGTCGCACCCGGCCACCCTTGCGGGTGCTCCATCCAGCCCGTCATAACTGGGGGCCGTGCGTTGGACACAAAAAAACCGCAAGGTTGCGGCTGTGCCGCGACATTCAGGATGCCAATCCCGCCTGCCCAATGTGGGGCAGTGGGTAAATGGTAGTCTTGTTTTATCGCGGCTGTCAATATCATGTGTTTTCCAAGCCTAACAAGTCGGTCAAAGGGACTGGCCGAGCTGTGGCGGTTTTAAAGTTCAGTGGTGGTTCAATCGTTCGGGCTTCGTTCAGCGTCCGTGTCCGGCCAGCCCCTTACCGTGGCGTTAGGCCCCGCCACCGAAGCAGCGGGGGCGGTTGTTAAATTTACGCCGCCAATTTACTCAGCAGCTCCGATTTTTTGACCACGATATAGCCGCGCTCCTGGGTCATGTATTTAATCCATTGCTGTTCGTTTAATGCGATGGCATCCAGCGCCACCGGCGTTAATTGGGGCTTCATGTTGTCGGGGTTGAACGACAACAACCAGCGCGATTGCCATAACATGCTTGCCGCCAATCCGGTAATGGTCTGCTCATTCATCACAGGCCATGCCGGAGGTGTTACCCCTGCCTGCTTCATGTCAGCATGGCAAGCGTCCAGGTGCGCGTTGATGGCCTCGCGGGCTTCGTGGCGGTAAGCGTTGTCGGTCAGGAACGGGTCGGGTTCTTTGTCCAGCAGTTCCCCTTCAATCGGCAGGCGGCTAAGCAAGCTCAGGATGTTGACAAAGTTATCAGGGCTTACCTCTTTGTAAGTACAGCCAAATTTCTTTTTGATCGCGCTCCACTGCTTGATGATTGCTCCGGCCTGTTTTTCCTTAGAAGCTGTTTAAAAACCTAACAAATTCCGCGTAAAAGACGATGTACCTCAGTAATTTTGATAAATACTTCGGCCGTATCGGTTAGGCGCTCATAATCCTTGGAAAGCCGTCTGGAGTTTCCAAGCC